AGATAGGAGTCTGTCTCGTGGGCTCGGAGATGTGTATAAGAGACAGCAAAAAAATTTTTTAAATTATACCAAATGTGTGGGAGTGTGACATATTCCCCAATAAGCCCCCCTCCCTTCAAACTTTTGGGGTTATCCCCCCGTCAGTTCGGGGAGGAGTGTTATAAAAGCGACCCAGCCAGCCTTCGGAGGACCGAACAGCAGAAGCACTTCGCACTGTTGTTACGGAACTCAACGGTATAATTGTAGCCTCACCGGATCAAAGTAGGTTACAACGTATCATAAACTTTATAAGTTATGGCCAAGGCTGATATTATTGGCAAGCTGTATGTGCGGCAGCTCAAGAAGGATGAGACCGATCTGGACATCATCATCACCGCAATTGAACCGGTCATTCGCTACGAGAATGTGATCGGTGCTGATGGCGAACCCACAGGGGAGCGCAAGATGGTCACGGACGACAAAGGCGATCCTGTATACGACAATCGTCGTCGTCGCATCCACTATAAGGTGGAAGGGGAGGACAAGCCGTTCAGTCAGTACGTATTCACCAACACGTTCACTGACGGCAAAGTTCCGACCATCACGGACTACAAGAAGGGTCTGAATGCTCGCATGACGGTATGGACCGATGACGAGGATCGCATCCAGGTCTCGATGGTTGCCTACAATCCTGGTGACTCCGTGGTTGTTGCAACCAGTACTCTGGAAGCTCTCAACTCGGGCAATGCTACGTTCGCAATGAAGTAGCGGAATTCTCCTCACACTCATCACTGGGTGTGGGGAGATTTTTAATATCTCCGCAGAGTATGCATTACCGTGACAAATCTGGGAGATTTTGGTATCTCTTACGTACGCGTACAGATCTAATTAGTCCTTATTAGTCCTACGACTATAGTCGTAGAAATAATTATACGCGAAGAGATGGTCTAAATTTATTCAATCAATCTATGAGGGTATTTGAATTTCAACCCAAGTATCGTAGGTGCAAGCATCACCTTATTCATGCTTTAGGGGTAGCTCTCTACAAAGCCGGTATTACTGTTGGTACATACTATCCCAATCCTCTGGGATCTGGTATTCTTCACGTAGTAGCTGCTGATGATGATAACATCATCAAAGCTGTTGTAGTTGTTAAGCCTGGTATTCATGGCAGAGCCTCTATTCCTGTAGAGTATCTCTCACTTGGCGATAACGTCAAGGCTTTCGCATTAACATCATTTGATGATATTGATTCAATGGTGAAGGAGATCTCTGAAATTATTAAGCCTGGGGAGAAGAATTAGTCTTCTCCTCTTCAATTATGTGAGATATGTGTAGAGTAGAGTGAGAGATTCTCTCCCCAATACCCTTATTTCGCATTTTAAGGCCCCATATTTGGACGATCTATATAATTTGGAGTAACTGTCCATTCCCGATATTTTATTAAGTATTTGCTACCTTAAAATCCTTTTCTTTGAAGCCTTGCATAAACATGTGCTGATCGTTTAGGATATTTATGTAACAAATACCATTTCACTAACTCTTATTTGCATATATTACGCCCTATGTGTAGTGATACGCGATTAGGCTTAGCTTATCCTTTACAAAAGTACATAGATCAATTTAAGTAGTATCCATTGTGAAATGTTTATCTACTAGTGCATACTGTCAACATTCTTTAGGCCGTTTTGGCACTCTTAACTGTCTCACATAGGCGGTATGCACAATCATACATCATCATAGGTCATTTGTCATGTCTAAGATGAATATTACCTGATAATATTAACAGTTTGCAGATGTTAATGATAAACAGGTAGGCTAACTGTAATAGCTGGGCTTGAAATGCGGTCGGTGTATGACTAATTGTCATAGCTGCCTCATTGCCCGAGGTAATAATTTTGCCTTGACCTAAGGATTCCTGATAGTCACACACCCTTAGATTAGTGTGATATATGGAGAGCTATTTTGTCACCATTATAACATTGTTGGTGACACCTTAGACAGGGGAGTTCGAATCTCCCTACAGGAACTAATTTAGGGCCTTTAGCAAAATTGGTTAAAGTCATGTAGCTCAATGGTTAGAGCAGGACGCTTATACCGTCAAGGTTCAGGGTTCAAGTCCCTGCATGACTACTAAAAGATTACATTGTGATACCCTATATAACAGTACTAACACTATTAGTAGTACAATTACTACTGATAGTAGTATTGAACGATAAGATTGAAGTTCCTGATTGGATTAAATTTTGTGCATTTATTCCTGTAATAGGGTTAATAGCAGAAATTATAGCTGTACTATTCTACAGAAATTAATCTCTATTAAGAGGTGAAATATTTTACTCATCACGGACTTGTATCAAGGATGCAAGGATGTCGGCAGTTCGTCCTCTGTCGTATCGAAAAGGGCCCTTCACGTAATCATAATGATACGATTGTGAGCCATGCGACCCTCTGTTAAGGCTAAATTAGTCTATTCCACGGTTACAAAGAAGGCTTTGATACTAACCACACTCAGCAAGTATCAGCGAGGTAAGCGCCCTCGGATCAAAGCTGGTGACTACATCAGAGTCTTTGGCAAGTTGGCAGACATTTCATCAATGCCTGCCTTTTTGAAGAATTAATTAATTACTGTCTAGATCCAACCATTTACACTTACTTTGAATGTAGTAACTCACTGAATGGGGCTCATAAGACATACTACCTGGAGCCAGTGTAGAACACGATTTGTTAAGAATATCAGCTCAGTATACTTCGTGAGATACTAGTGCCTGCGTCACCCCCTTAATGCGGCAGATATCCTTAATAAGGAGCAGTTAACCAAGTCAGGTGCAGTAATTTTTTAATAATTCATTACACAATTACAAACATTTAATTACACAATTCATTATGCTTACTGTTATTCCTACCGGAAGAGTAACCCCGAAGTTACGGTTCACTTTTAATGCAGACCTTAAAGGTTGCAAATATCACAAACGTATCGTTTCTCACCCCAAGACACAGAAGCCCTTATTCCAGGAAGTCCTAGGCATTGACTTTGCCAATAAAGGGTTTGAATCCCTCTCATACAACTGCAAATTTTATGCAGGTAAGAAGGAGATTTCCTACAAGAAGTTCGTAACCAAGACTACCCGCCGAGCCATTGAAGAAATGGCACGTAAGACTATTGACGTCCTAGCAATGTGGGTAAAGGCAAACGATTCAACCGTATGCAGGTAATTTCTGAATGGGATGAACTGCACCACAAACCCATCATCTCCAAAGTTATCTATCACTTCAGCGACCAGCACTATTAGTGTATGATGACTGTTATGGTGAAACGATACAAGGATCCTCTTATCCGAAATATTTTTCGGATAGGGGACCTTGTTCGTTGTACTAACGGATACTCTGCGTATATAGTACTAGTAACTCGTTCTACTAACAGAAACAGTACAATCACTATCGATTCTATCTAACAATGATCTGGCTCATTCTACTCTTAGCTCTCGTAGCAACATTTTGCTTCCTAGAGAATCTCGTAAACACTCTGAATGCTCCTCGTGACGTCTATGAACCTGGAATCTCCACAGCAGCAACTTACGAGAAGTATCAGAAGAAGAGACGATCCCTCGCTCTGGATCGCATGATATACATGTGGTTCGCAGCATTATTCTGGATGATATTCGTATGCCTCTGGAACTAATCTCTCTATTATCAGTAATTATCATTCCATTATTAATACTGTTGCTTATGAAAGCAATAGATCTTTTGATGGGATGGATTATTACTGTTACTACAAGGAACAAAAGTTTAGTAACCACTACACTTAGTAAATATGAAATACAATCTGAATCAGGAGTTGAACAGCATTCAGCTCATTGATATCTACCTTCAGCGCCAGAAGATTATCTGGACTAAGGCACAAGTCATCGAGAAACTGGGACGTTTCCTGACTTTCCGAGAGCTCCAACTTCTCCATAAGAATCATCAGATCAGCGATGCTGAACTTGGATTCTACATGGATATGAAGTCTCTCAGTACCTTTACTGAGAATCAGCTTCGGAAGCTTCAGGACTTTCACAAAGCCTTGAAGTAACTGTGAGTAATCTTAAGGAATTACTCCAAAGCTGCCCTGTGCTATATCCTAGCACTCGGGAGGGTGAAGGAGATGTGCTGGTGACTCAAGATGATAACTATGAATATGCTGTAGGTGTAACCCTTGACTTCCTCCCTGAGGAGCGTACATGGATTGCTTCCTACAGTGATTTCGTTGAATCTGAGCCCATGCTCAATCCTGAAGATGCTGTAGAAGATCTTCAGAAGAAGCTTCGTTTACGAGGTTTAATGTAATACCATTCGAGGGTGAGTAGCTTAAGGACAAGTGGCCTCCAAACCCACGTTGTATGTTGAATAAAGCGCTGACTAGCTATCCCGTGAGCTCAACCGTAGTATTCTACGAGGTCAGAAGTTGTGCATTTGAACTGCACCTCACCCTCATAAAGGGATTTAACTCAGATGGTTAGAGTATCTCGCTGATACCGAGAAAGTCCCAGGTTCGAATCCTGGAATCCCTACTGGGAGAAGTGGAAGTATAATTGGTACTATTAATAGTTAAACTTTCATTACTATGAACAATGTTACACAAGAACTTGAACGTTTGATAGGTGAAACTATTAAGCTTCAGGAAGAATGTCGAGTATTAATCGACGAAGCTAAACAATTGTTAATATCCTACTATTGCAATTGTCACCACTCCGAGGCTGAGGAGTGAAAAACTTGGTGAGTATAAACCAGTAGGTTTATTGCCTAGTAATGGCAAAGGGTTCCTATATACTATAAATAAAACCCTGAGATAATTACCAGCTAGTAACTGAGGATATATATCAGCTCAATATCCTAAAGCACATACACTTCCTTTCAAGGGGTAGGGTGTAAAAACCCTATCCTTTTTATCAGAACTTATTAAATTATGCGTAAGATAGGCGAAATTTTTAATCTAAGCGTAAGTAGGGATACATGGCTTAGAGTTGCTGCGGGACATCCTGACCTAAAGTGTAGAAGTGCAGAAGATCCCTCGCAGATGTGTATATTTCGAAGGATAAATTGTGCCTGCTCTGATGACTACAAGAAAGATACAGGGCCTTGTAGAGCAAGGATTACTGATACTCCTACAATTATCTTCCTAAGGACTATTGCTCCTATTCGTACTGTAAATTTAGGGGTTTGCAAATGTATTAAAGCCCCTAACTCTGTAACTACAGTAGGTAAGGAGTATATTTTGGAACAACTTACCGACAGTGAGAATTTCAGATTCTTAGATGACTTAGGCGAATATACCTATATTATGAAAGATGATATAGGACAATTCTTTGTAAGAGTCTAATACTGGATGCTCCTGTAGTTAAAGGGATATAACTAGGGATTTCTAATCCCTCATTACAGGTTCGAGTCCTGTCGGGAGTACTAAACATTATTACTACTATGTACATAGACAAACGGTTTAAGTATAAAAATCTTGATGCAAAGTTGCATCGGGATTTAGTGGAGTGGTTTACACCCGGGGATGCAGAGATTATTAAGAAGCATCTTGCAGCTGAAGAGGGGATAACTCCCGATACAACCATTGAAATAAGCTCAAGTATAGGATATCAATATGGTTACATAACAAGAGTTTCCATAATTAATCCTGACGGCTCTACAAATATTGTAGCCTACTACAAATTTGCGGAATCTGGCCAAATTCTTAGAAATAACATTAGCGAAGAGGATATGGAGGAAGAAGCTCCCTGGAGGGGGATAATTTAACTCATAAACTTTTATAACCCGGGATGGATAGTAATTATAATTGCTATAATATTCGGTAATGAAAGGGCTCGGATGGTGAAATTGGTAGACACGAGGGACTTTGAATTTAAACAGATGGATTATGGTTTATGAAAATTGTAGATTTTATGGACCATACTTAGGTAAGAAGGATAATAGACTGAGATGTGTTGTAGTATTTCCGAATGGAATAAAACGCACTATATCTTATCCTAAATATTTAATGGAGGTCCATTTGGATAGATATTTAGAAGGAGATGAAACTGTTGACCATATTGATGGAAATCCCTTAAATAATGAATTAAGCAATTTACAGATTTTACCAAGAAAACTGCACTCATACCTAGACACTAAAAGGTATAGAGATGTAATAGTTACTTGCCAAATGTGTAAAAAGCCATTTCTCTTAAAGGGAACTAAACTACATAATTGTAACAGAGGTGACCACAATCAAAGCGGTTACTTTTGTTCAAAACAATGTGTTGGTCGATATGGAAAGTTAATTCAACTTGGTTTAGTAAAACCTACTACTGTGGACAAAGTAGTACCTAATATCTATAAGGTAAAGAGTGCTCAGGAGGAAACTTCTGAAGTAGAAGTGGGCTAAAACGGTGAATGTGTCAGCCTTATAAATGACAAGAACGCCGTGCTAAATTGAGTAAAACTCATAAATGTGTAGAGACTATATACCCACAACCTAAGTCGAAAGATATGGTTATAACATAGTCCGAGTATTTATATGTCACAATAAATACTTGAAAATCCCTTGGCCAGTAATGGCCTTGCGGGTTCGACTCCCGCTCCGAGTACAACTTATTGTACTATAAGTTCTGTCAATGTTTCTATGTCAAAAATTTTCCCCTGGGTTAGCTATGAAGCTTGTCCCAGGTTTTTAATCAACTTAAATTATGAGAGATATTACTTCTTAGGAATACTTGACACTCCTATAGGAAGGAAGAAAAGCCCTAGTTCTGTAAAGGATTGTGTTAAACACTTAGCAACAGCACTTGAACAAGGATGGCAGCTTAGATAAAACCTTTACATAGTTTACTATGAAAATCTATCAAAAGACCAAATTCCACCAGAGTGAAAATGTAGTAGTCTGTGTCATGACTGCTCGCGTAAAGATCATGGGATTGAACTTCAGTGCAAGTACTGTACGTGGTATTGCACGATGTGCTCCTGAAGATCAGTTTGACCTTAAGAAAGGCCAGATGATTGCAGAGTCAAAGGCTACTCAGAAGATGTACAATCGCATTGGTTCGAACATGAACAAAGTTCTCAAGGCTACTGTTCAGGATCTCGACGAAATCAAAGGTGAACTTGCAAAACTTGCAAGCATGAAAGACATCGAAGAGCGTCATTTCGAAGAGATTTGTCACTGAAAAATAACTCTCGAACAATTCTAGTAATAAATAAATTTTGGTGTGTATGGGAGAAGATTATAACTTAATCTTTTCAACATGCGCAAAGATCTCTTACTTAGAGAGAATGAGGTTCGAGAATGGGTCTCTCAGGAACTTCCTAATGTAGAAATTGCAAGGAGGTTAGCCTGTAAAGTAGATACTTTAAAGAGTTATTATAAAAAATGGGGTATTGAATATGCTGGAAATATGAACAGAAAGAATATGCCTCATTATGAACAAAGACTACCCATTCAACACTTTCTTAATAATCCCACTACTAAGTCTCACCTATTAAGGCTACGACTCATAGAAGAGGGGTTAAAAGAAGCTAAGTGTGAAATATGTGGTTTAACAGAATGGAATGGATTACCAATTCCATTAGAACTTCATCATATTGATGGAGATCATTACAATAACTCTTTAGAAAATTTACAAATTCTCTGTCCGAATTGTCATGCTCAAACATCTACTCATTCTAGTAGGAAAAGATAGTTTGGACGCCCGAGTACGCTAATTGGCAGTGCGAGTAGATTTAGGATCTACTGGTTGTGAGTTCGAATCTCACCTCGGGTACCATTATTAACTAACACACAAGATGCATTTATATGTAAGAATCATTCTACTCTGGGTAATACTCTGGGGTATACCTTACCTCATCGCCAAAGTTCAATGGAAACTCTATAAAGCTGATAATGGAGGCTTGAACTATAAATATTGGAGTCGGGATAATGGATGGTGGATAACATCCCACCTCTTTTTCATGACAGGAATTATTATCCTATCCTTAACAGGATTCTTTGTATTCCTCCTATGGTTCTTTCCTGAGTTAAATAATTTTGGATTATGATACACACTTAATTACCCACTTTCGAAGATACTTCTTACTCGCTTACTACACGAACGTAGATGACTTTAGCTCTGATTGTGTACAAATCAACTAAGGAAGAGGCTATTCAGTACTGGAACAGGAGTAAAGTCTGATTCCACAGATGTTAAGTATTGTAGATTATATCAGAGAGAGAGTTCTTCTACTATAGATTACAGGTCTTGAGATATACCAGTTGGAAAATGCTGGAGTGGGTAATTTTATACACAGGCTGCAACCTGTTGTTGGGGCGCTGGTATACAGGTATAGAAGGAATTGCAGCTTCTCTGTACTGTTAAACCAGTGTAAAGATTACATAGTTTAATGGTTAGAACACTACCAATCTAGGTAGAGATTCAGGTTCGACTCCTGGTGTAATCCTAAATAAATATTAGTGTTAACGGAAGCACGCTTATACCTACAATACATTGGTGTTAGTATACTGGCACAAGGGTAAGAGGATGATGTTCGACTCATCAATATTTATTTTTGATATTGTGGTATTTTGTGGAAGTTATCTTGGTACGATTTAATATGAAAATGGAGCTTAACAACAACGGACATTGGGAGATCAAGAAGGGACAAACTAAAATTATAGTCTATCCAGGACAAGATCGTCCTTATAAGCCTGTATCTTTTACTTATAATACAGATCCTCCTTATACCAGTAGGGTAGGGTTGCTCGAAATTGGAAGGGCTGTTAAACAATTATATACAGAGGAACAACTCTTTGAATATTTTTTCAGTATTGCAGAATAACTACAAGATATGAAGATTCGATTCAACAACAAAAAGAAATACTGGTATAAACCAGGGAGAGGTTAACTAAAAGCAGTCGAATTTGCTTTACAGGCTTTCAGGCTTAAGTAAAAGACCAAGTGAACCTTAATGAGTGATGATTATTACAAAGCAGCTCAGCCAAAGCATTAAATGAGTAACGATGCTACCAGGTGAGTTAGGTGAAATTCCTACAACAGATGATGCTATTAATTGTAATAATACAACCTGGATCATTAAGTACTTGCCCAAATCGAGAGCCATTTATACTCTCCTCAATAACTTGGTAAGAGAGGAGATTTTTACATAATTATATCTCGCAAAATGATAAGAGTACGGATGCTTACCTGTTCTCTGATATGATTGTGTTTAGACTATAGGAGTTTGATCGCTCCTATAGTCACTAACTAATATCATTAGATATATGAAAAAGCCCATTTATAGTCACTTAACTCAACTACCTGGAGGAATGGTAGTGAATAAAAGAATGTATGATTACATTCATAACTTCCTATTCATGAATCCTCAATACTCTATAGAAGAACTATTAGGGTTAGATACTTCTCCAGCCTTTGTAGTAAAGCTAAGCGATCTAAATATGAAAAGCTTCAAGGAGTTATTTCATGTTATTGTTACGCTGGATAAATAATATGTAAAAGCATGCCTAATATGTTAGAACCTATATTAGATCCTTGGTATATAAGGATTTACAAATTTATTCTTATATTCATATTCATATACATTCCTATCATAATAATGGTCTTTATTATAGTTGCAGGCCTAGCTTGCTGCATCTTATTACCTATAGTAGGAATATTATGGTTATGTGGAGTAATATAACTATGTATGGCTAAAAAATACACAGATCTTTGTGCGTTTAAAAGATTCCTGAAATCTAGAGGGATTCTTCATAACTACAAATTAGAGTTAAAGAAACAGCATCCTAATGTGAGAGATCCTTGGAGAAGGTATGTAGCTATACCTAGTAAAACTAAGCCTACAGGTCTTTACAATATTATCAACAATTCTCTTACCTGGATTAATGTAACTACTATAGATCAGTGTGATGAATTGTGTGATGCCTGGGATTCATACTGGTTAAAAACATGTGGTCCTAAGTATCTTAAGCAGTATGGATCCGTAATACCTCCCCATTTCAGACAATTAATTATACACAACGTACATGTCTAATGCTTGTCACTCTATCATTGCTACCTATATAGGTAAGAATGAACATATCTTTAAGGTAGGTCAAAGTTATTTACTGAGGGTAGAATTTCGTGGTACAGGAATGTATCCTATAAACGTAGTCTTTGACTATGCACAACATTATACTTCTGTGCCTTATAGAACTATTTTAGGCTTCTTAAAGGAGTGGAATGAGATACTTACCGTAGTAGATCCTAAACTCGTTGAAAAGAGCTCTAAAGTACTTTATATTGACACTAGTGAGGAAAATGAGCTCCCTTTCGATGAGGGGGAAGATGAGGTTCTCAAAGAATATCGTAAGCCTAAACAACCTCCTGTTGTTATGGGAGAATTGTCTAAGGCACTACTCAGAATCCCCGAAAAAACTGTATTCCCTAATGGTGCATGGGTATGTTCTAAGTGTCGTCATGTAAACATGGATCCCGCAGCTTTCAGATGTGAAGAATGTGGAACAGGAAAAATCTCTTTCAATGAGTAGAGTATTATTTGCAGCAGATATGCACTTCGGGCATGATCGTTTAGCTATAAATAGAAGGGGAATGGATCCTACATATCATAATGAGTTAATTATTGACAACTGGAATAAAGCTGTTTCTAAGAAAGACTTAGTGATTATGGTAGGAGACTTAACCTTTGAAGCACCTGAGCTTATTCCTGTATATCTTAGTAGACTACATGGTAATAAGATTCTTGTAGCTGGCAATCATGACAATGCAGAATGCTGTGATATGGCTCGTAAACTTGGGATACGAGTATATGGTTGCATGAAATACAAAGGCTTCTTTGTAACTCATATACCTATTCATCCTATGGAGTTTAGCTTCTCTCCTAAGATTCGTGGAAATATACACGGTCATATTCATGATAGAGTTATCATGGATCCGAGATATTTTAATGTATCTATGGACAGGATAGATTTTACTCCTATACTCTTTGATGACATAGAACAAGCAATTATTTTAGCCAAATCAAATCTCATTTAAAATGTCAGAAATTTACTGGATTTCTCGATTAGACTACATTTGTAATCTATTCATTGCGCTCTCCATAATCTTTGGAGTAATAGTAGTTACAGGAGGATTTGTTCTTACAATTGTGGATAAGTCAGAGGAGGATTATCCTACTATTCTCAAGATAGTAAAGAAGTCACTTCTGATATTTAGCTGCTCTATACTTGTAACTATATTTCTTCCTAATACAAAGCAAGCCTACATGATTTGGGGACTTGGAGGAACTATTGACTATATCAGAAGCAATGAAATTATTCAAAAGCCCCCGGACAAAACTGTCCAATGCTTGGATAAGTTCATTGATGAATGTCTCAAAGAAGAATCATCTCCTACTGAATAATACTATGAGTCTCGTGGGCAAATTTTTTAAGCTCCCTGAAAATCGTCAGAGAGCTCATGACGAGTATTTTAAAGTTGAACGTGAGAATTTCGGCATCCTTGTATGTACGATGTTAGTTCCTAACAGACCTCACCACAAGAGGACGAATCTCACGTGTGATCCTTCAGAGTTTGACAATGCTGAAGAGATCACAGCTGAAGAATATCTCGAAGCAGCTAAAAAAGCTATATAACTTAGGATGCGGTGTGGTGTAACTGGTAACACACATCACTTTGGATGATGCATTTCAGGTTCGAATCCTGACATCGCAACAATTATTAACTTAAAAATATTGTTATTAAGATTAAAAGTAGTTAGCCAATTTCCTGATAATCTCAGGGCGGGATTTGAAGAATGTGCTAAAAAGTTTGGAGGATCTGCTAACTATTACAAAATAGCCTGGTACCATCCTCACTCTAAACTTTGTAAGTTCAGAAAAAATTCTAACAGCCTGATTTGTACGTCTCTATCAACAACAAGCCTGAATTACAAGAATTCTCCTCGGGTTAACGGAGAGTTTCGGCCTGAGAGAGCTGAACGAGTAGTACCCGCTACAGCAGAATTCTTTAAAGGATGGTGGTCTAGCTGTACTAAGATCTTTCAGTAATGATCCCTAAGAAAATTTTAGTAGACCTTACAGAGTTTGAGCTAACGATACTAATTTGGTGCTTAGAAGACTCTGGAAGAGCCTACTTTGATGAAGCTGATTCCCTTCAGACAAGGTTAAGAAATCTTCGAGGAGCTTTGGCTAAACAGCCTCCCTTAGAAGAACCTAAATAACTAAAGTGTTGCAGTGGACAAGAGGTCTAAGTCACCTCCCCTTCAAGGAGGAGATCGTGGGTTCAAATCCCACCTGCAATACTATAATTATTTACAATTATGGCAATTACACGCAAAATTGGAGAGGTTTTTAAAATAACCAATCCTCACTATCCTTATAATGTAGTAACCCTCAAGATTGTGAAACAAGCTGGGTGTAGAGGATGTTTTTTTAATGGTGTTGATACTTACGCCAATACCAGTATTAGATGCAACAAGCCTATAATCGATGCAGGTTTTTGCAGCAAATACTGTAGGAGCGATAACACCCCGATTAAGTATGTACAAGTTGCAGGCGAGGTAAGTACTCCTGTACAACCCAAATGCACATTTTGTGATAATTTAGTAGCACTAAACTACAGCCTAGATAAAGATGCCTCAGCTATCATTCCTGTACAGGGAAGTATTCTCCGCATTTATAAAGAGTTCAAATTCAAATACTGTCCTGTATGCGGGAAAGAGTTAAAGTAGTTCCATTCGTGGAGCATAAAATAGGCGAAGTCTTCACCTGTAATGTACGAGGTACTCCTAAGCAAGTTGTTACATATCCTGCACAAAAAAGTACTGTATGTACAGGATGTATATTCCAAAACTCTGGAAGGATTCTTTGTATGACAGAGAATAAGATTATAGGACCTTGTGATTCTACAGACCGAACTGACCAGAAAGATGTTATCTTTAAAGAGGTAATTCCAGATCAATTCGAGCTTATGAGGACTATCATTTGTAGACTCGCACTGGAATGGGTAAAAGCTCATCCTGGAAGGGGCAAATTTTATCAGGGAGTATACATAATAACAAAGGGGCTCTATCCTATAGAAATGAGTATTATTAGAAACTCCCCCGCTAATATCCTCAAAAACAAGGACAATCTTACTCCCTTCTGGGATAAATTACGTGAACTAATTAATAAGAGAATGAAGCCTATCACTGTCAAAGACATGATTGAGTATCTGGGGGCATTGCCTCCAGATTACGAGCTCCATTGTTTCAACGATGGAGAACCTATTAGAGTTAAAGACTCTACTACTGACCACGAGAAGAAGATCGTGGAGCTCCAGTTTGAATAGGTAAAGGATGCTAGTGTAGCTCAATGGTAGAGCAGCTGTTTTGTAAGCAGCAGGTTGGGGGTTCAAGTCCCTTCACTAGCTCTAAACATCCGTATGATGCGAATTATACCTAAAATTGTAGGAGTAATCCTATTTTGTGGGTGTATTACAAAGCCCACAAACGTTCTCAATAAGGGTAGTACTAATGAGTGTGTAGACACCTTAGTATCCATATTTGAGTTGCCACAAGAGCCTACAGTAGCTGCTGTAAGGCAAGCTTGTGAGTACTATGATCTCTTGCATCCAGAGATTGTAGTAGCTCAGTCTATATTAGAAACTGGTTATTATAACTCTAAAGTCTGCAAGGATTACAACAATATACTTGGACTTTATGACTCATACAATAAGGACTATTTCAAGTTCGATAATTGGTGGGCGTCGGTAGAAGGTTATAAGAACAAGGTTCAGTATAAGCTGGGCAAAGATTCATGTACTGTAGAAGAATATTACAACTTTCTAAGGGAGCTGCCGTATGCGATGGACCCTCATTATATTAGAAAGATTAAGACTATTGTTCAACGACATGAGAATCAGGATGCATTTTAACTTTACAGCTATGAGATGGTTAATTCATTACTTTCGCCAAGCATTCTGCAATCACTCCTTTGTGCAAGTTCAGACTGTAGAATATAAAGACAAATCGGGATTCGTAGTCAAAGAGCATGATAATTATATCTGCACTAAATGTCTATGGGTTCGTCATGTAAAGATAAAGTAATGGCTCCATTAATAGTATTCTTAGGATGTGCTTTCCTATGGGGACTAGGAGCTATTGTTGCCATATACGACGGATCCCCTTCTCCAAAAAAATTGGATAAGTGGTTTCACAAAGCCCCGAATCACCTTAGAGAAAGAGCTACTGGGATTTATAGAGGACGGTATAACCCTGCTAATGATTACGAAGAGTTTCATTATGTGACACTTATTAAGTGGTACACAATGTCTCCACGTGATAGGCTTTTAGGGTATGAAAAAGCTACCAAGAAGTCTTCAAAATCTCAGTATACTCCAGTTCGCAGGAACGAATTCAACTCATACGGGAGTGAATAACTGCTAAATGAATAAATTACAAGCAACTCTAGCAGAATTCCGAGGAAAACTGCTAATCCCCCTCAACTATCAGACGTATAATTCATCGCGTGTTGAGATGGTACCCCCCGAAGGGTACATGTATATTGTAGTCCTAGTGACCAAAGACAATGTGCAGATCCCTGCTGTACAGTTTAGTATCTCTAAGAAAGATATTATTCCGCACATCTCGGACAAAGACTCTCGAACCCAGCTGGTTATATTCCTCGCAAGGTTCATTCAAAGCATTCCTGAACTTCTTAAACTATGCAAGCTTCATCGCCTAGGCTATGATGCTAGCAAGTATGAGAAACAGCGGCCTATTAACACTAGTCCGTGGGTTGAGCGTAAACGAGAGGAAGCGTTTATCATCAAAGTTCTCAAGAAGAAGAAGGATTGGAAGCACCTCAGAGAGTATTTCAATGAGCTTAGTGCTAAACGAATGAAATTTAAGAGGAAGTAATCATGCAAGTTATTATTACAGTAAATCTGCCTGTAGCATATAACTCGGGTAAAGAGGGTAAAGCATGTTATCGTAAGACAATAGTCAAAGATGATGTGCTTCAGTATCAGATGTATCGGCCTGTTGATGATCGTCCTGCATGGATCTTCGACCCGAAAGTCTGGAAGAGAATGAATCCTCAGGATAAGTTAAGAGCCTTTGTAGAAACCTTTAACCTAGGATGGGGAGTAAGTTATGAATGTGTTGAGTGACAAGAGATGAACTCCAACAACAAGTCGCCGGATGGATAGAAGAATATAATCGTATTATGCTAGCATGGCCTACATCTGTAGGTAAATCTAGAGGTTTCATAACCATACAAGCACGGTTAGGGACTCCTAAAACTTATATAGTGGTTAGTGAGAGAAACCATATTGAGAATTGGGAGGAAGAATACCGTAAAGCTGGTCGTGAAGATCTGCTAGCAAATACAACAATATTCTGCTATGCATCCCTTAAAAATTACGTAGATACAACAGTAGATCTCTTAGGTCTCGATGAAGTGCATCACAGTTCTGAGCTGCGAATAAGCTTCCTAAAGACTATTAAGAGTTCGAAGATAGTAGCTATGTCTGCAACAACAAATTTCGACGTCTCATATACTCTGAGAGCAGCATTTGGAGCCTTTAAAGAAAGTGCTATATCCCTAGCGTATGCTATAGAGCAGGGATGGATTCAAAAGCCTCAAATTGTCTTGGTGCCGTTAACACTAAGGAATGATGAGAGGACAGAGGTTTATTCCTATATGAGAAAGCCAATTAAAAGGACATTAACCTGCTTATATCCTGATAGATTTAAGTTTATCAAGTTAGCTAATACTAAGCTTGATGTCATGTGTACAGAGTATGAGAAGTACCTTATATATGATGAGAAAGTAAAGTATTTTACACGGGTATGGCAAGAACATCCCACGGATACTATGATAAACTTTAGGCTTAAAAGAGCGGGTCTTGAAAGAAAGCAGTACTTGTCCTCGTTAAAGACTCAGTATATCAAAGATTTCCTAGCTCAGAAAGAGCTTAAGGGAAGGAGGTACATCTGTTTCTGTGGTAGTATCGAACAAGCAGAGGAACTTAGTGATAACGTTATACACTCTAAGGTTAGTCATCCAGAAAAAGTCTTAGCCAAATTTAAAGAAGGTAAAGTCAATGAATTATTTGCTGTAAATATGCTTAAGGAAGGTGTAAACATTCCTAACATACATGCATGTATAATAACTCAATTAGACAGTAAGGAAAGAGACTTTGTTCAGAAGGCTGGTAGAGCATTACGTAATCCCAATGATCCGATGGTGTTCGTGTTCTTTTTCAGAGATACACGAGACGAGGAATATTTGAAAGTTGCATTAAAGAATTTAGATGATAAGTACATTCAATGGATATAGTTATTAAGGAGAAAGCTTATGAAAAGCAGGGCTTATCCTTCAACCAAATCTGCTACTTATTATCTCTAAGGAATAGGATTACTAAAAGTGAGTTTCAGGAACTCTTAGATCAGCGGCATATCTTCATTAAGGATCATATGATTCAACTTAATGGTAAGGGGTATAATGCTGTTACAGAGACTTTAAGACTTTCTAATATCGTAACTACCGAGGAAGAGGATCTTAAGCTATTAGCTAAGCAAATGGCTGAGATATTTCCTGCTGGTAAGAAGATTGGTACTAACAAGTACTGGAGAGGTAATTCTGCTCTTGTAGTAAAGAAACTAAATAGTTTCTTGAAGAGATATGGTAAGTTTCCATCGGAAACTATCCTAGAGGCTACAGATGCCTATGTCAAAAGTTTTGGAATTGATACTTCCCTGATGCGAATTCTACCATATTTCATTGAGAAAGATGGCGAATCTGATCTGTTAACTACTATCGAGAATCTTGAAAATAGTGGTGATGATGGAACAGCATTTGCTGAAACTATTCTTTAATGAGCATATTTGATAGAGTATTTCAGGACTTAATACAGCGTAAGGAAAGGATCTCTAAAGGTCTCCTAAACTGTATACCATGTCCATTTCCAAGATTTAGAGAAGTATTTCCTGGTATTGAACAAGGCAAGTTCTTGTTATTTTCAGCAAATAGTAAGATTGGGAAAACTCAGATAGCGGATAGTATGTGTTTATATGAACCACTATTTTATGCTATAGAACATAATAATATTCACGTTCGTTGGCATTATTTTAGCTGGGAGATGTCTGCAGAACAAAAGTATAGGCAATTCATTTGTCATCTTTTATACAGATTATCTGATGGTAATATTCATATAGATACTAAACAATTACGTTCTGTAGATATAAATAAACCACTGCCTGACGAAGTTTTACAATTATTACAAGAAGATAAATACCAAAAATATATTCGATATTTTGAGGAACATGTAACGATTATTGATGATATTCGAAATCCGACTGGAATAAAAATTTACCTTGAAGAATATGCTGAGAAAAATGGTAAAATCCATTTTACTACCAAAACATTTTATGATAATCAAGGTGCAGAAAAATTTTCACGTAAGATTTTCGATTATTATGAACCAGATGATCCAGAACTTTATAATATAGTAATCTTTGATCATATATCTCTTATTTCTTTAGAAAAAGGATTAAATCTTAGAGATACTATAGAAATGTTCTCAAATAAACATCTTGTATATTTACGAAATAGATTTAATTATACTTTCGTAGTTATTCAACAGCAAGCTGCGTCTCAAGAATCCAACGAGAATTTTAAGATGGATAAATTAAGACCTACTGCTGATGGATTAGGAGATTGTAAGACAACATTCAGAGATGCCGATCTATTCTTTGGATTATATTCTCCTTATAGATATAAGATAGCAGATTATCTAGGTTATGACATCAAATTCTTTAAGGACAATATAAGATTCTTAGAGCTTATTGGTGGACGTGAGGGTGGAGGAGGAAATGTTTGTCCTCTCTACTTTGATGGTGCAGTAAACTTCTTTAAAGAACTTCCTCTTCCAAAGGATGAGAAAGGTTTAGCAAGAGTATACTCACTATTAAGGTCCCTCAGAGGTGGCGGAGCTTTGGTTGCAACAACTCTTAGCTCTCTTCATTCCAAATTTAAACTTTATGGCAAAAGTAGTAGGAATTTTTGGCTTTTCTGGAGACGGAAAGACTACTAGTACTATCATTAATCCTGATGGTTCTATAGATCTGTCTGCTGAAGGTTACAAAGGGATCGATCCTAAGAGTCATGGTATTCTTAATATCGATCAAAAAGCACTCCCCTTCCCTGCATCATTAACAAAACAATGGTGTAGCGCGAATAAGAACTATAGAGAGACTTGTGATATTGACACAATCATTAAGACTCTTAAAGCATGGGCACAAGATCCCAATATTAAATCTTGTAGTGTTGACACTATAAATAGTTACATCACATTTAAGGAAATGCTAGACCGTCGTAAGATGAGTTTTGATGCATGGAGAGACATGGCAATTGATGTTGTAGATCTTATCAATACAGCAAATGTTATTCTACGTGATGACCAGATATGTTATATTATGGGCCATGTAGAGTTAATAACTGATATTGATGGAGTAGATCGCAAAGCACTTGCTACATCAGGTAAAAAGCTAAAGAAGATTTTTCCTGAGTCAATGCTCCCTATAGTATTATTTACTCGTATAGAACCTGGTCTTGAAGGAGATAACAAATATTACTTCGAGACTAAGGCAAATCACAGTTCTGGTAAAACTCCTCTCGGAATGTTTAAGGATTTTCTAATCCCCAACTCTCTAAAGTTAGTGGATCAAACGATCCGTGAATATTATGACATGAAGTAGTATGGTTAACATTCAGAAGATGCTTGAAAATTCCAAGAAACCTTATCTTACAAAGTTAGGGTCTCTGGAGAAGAAAAAGGCTGCATTCCTTGAAAAGATTGATTCTGAGATAAGAAGTGTTACAGCTAAACTTGAATCTATAGATAGCGCAATTGAGGCTTTGAATGGCCCGCTCGCTCCTAAGATTGAAGAAGCTCCTATAGAGCAAGGTATGGACCAAGAAATTGATCCTTTCGAAATTAAAGTAGATGACAATGAATAAGAATGAACTTGTATTAATGGCTATTGCCACAGGTAAACCTGTAACTGAGGGTAACTCGTTTCCCGTATATACCGGTGTAGTGCCGATGAAGATTATTGCTATCAACCCTAACAAGAAGGAGTTGGAAGCAATCTATGGGCGACCTTTCGAGAATGATCCTGAGTATTTAGGAGTTGATCCTAAGACAGGTATTAAGCGTCTGCGGATAGACTTTATTGGTAAGACCATTCCCGAGAAGTGTAACGGAGTTGAGATGATTACTCGCATCACTACTTGGCTGAATGACGCAGTTCAGTATAATGCTGATAAGACTAAGGTTAAGGTAATTAATCCTTATGGTCAAACTGCATGGCTTACCAAAGAGGAGTTTAAGGAGAAACGTCTCCCTGATGGAATCCCTGCGTCACTCTTCCTCATGGAAGATCCACGTCCGTGTCTCATTGGAGAAGAACGGCTGATGAGAATCATCCAAGCCGCAGTAAACATTCCTCGTGTCGTAGCAGACTTCGCCACTGGCGAGCTTATTAAGAACAAGGCTGATGCTAGCTGTCGCTTTGATACTATCAAAGACATGGTTGGCAAAGGCAACATCGCAGAGCTTAAGAGTACCATTCCCGCAATGAAACTTTTCAAGATGGGAGCTGGTGCTAGAACTACTGATGATAACCGTGTCTACCAAGACTGGTTCTTGGATTACCCCATGAAGGGTGGTGTCAATGATATGAAATATTATGATGCTGCACTCAAGAAAGCTAAATCCAATGGTGGATATCCCAATACCAACTTTGGTGATATGCCTTATGAGGTACAAGAGTATGCGGTTAAGCCTACGAATCTGAAAGCCGCAGTTGCAGATATTCCTGTTGCTGTAGGCATGGATGAAGATGTAGAAGCTGACTGGTAATGGCAATTGCGAGAGGGAAAGTAGTTGATGTTAAGGAGGAAGTCTTATCTAAGGTTTCTGAGGAAGACATAATGTACTTTTATCTCGGAATAGTTCACTTACCTACTGTAATCTGTAGTCCCTTGAGGAAGGACACAAATCCTTCCTTGGGGCTACATTACAATAATAAGGGACACATTTGTTTCAGAGATTTCGCTACAGGTGAGAGAGGATCCTTATATTATCTCCTAATGAAGATGTTTAACATCTCTTATAAGGAGTTATTTGAGAATATCCTTGCTAATCTTGTAGAGTTTCCTGAACCTACAGCAAATGTCTTACCAGTATCTTCTAGCTCAACTCATCGGAAAAGCCCAAGGAAGAGCCCTATTGTGGACATTCAGGTTGCAATAAGACCCTGGAGGTCTTGGGATAGGGAATATTGGAGTTCTTATGGAATAACCAAGAAATTCCTTAAATTAGGAAAGGTCTTCCCTATAAGTCACATCTTTCTCATAAGAGAAGATGAGTCTTGTATACCCATACCAGCAGATAAACACGCTTATGCCTATATTGAAGAGAAGGACAATAAGATCTCTCTAAAGATCTACCAACCCTTTAGTAAGGATTATAAGTGGATAAACAAACATACTGCTGATGTGTGGGATTTATGGCAGCAATTGCCGTTAACTGGAGATTATCTCATCATTACTAGTTCCCGAAAGGATGCTATGTGTATATGGTGTAATACAGGAATCCCTGCCTGTAGTCTCCAAGCGGAATCGTATCTCCCGAAAGAAAGCGTTATCAATGAGTTGAAAGGTAGATTTAAGAATATCTTTATACTCTACGATAATGATTTCGGTAAACCAGTAAATCATGGTAGGGAATATGGTAAAACACTTGCTGATGCTTTTGGACTACCCCAAATTGAGCTGCCTGAGAAGCTTAGGGCTAAAGATAGTTCTGACCTATATCAGCTGCATGGTAGAGAAGTTTTAAGGGAAACAATATTTAAATTAATTAATTATGAACAAGATCAAACTTGCCCATTTTGATGATTCGAAGTGGACATATAAGCAACTGTGTAAGTATGCTCTCAAGTACCGAAAGCTGCTTGCTAATAAAGTTGCTCGCCATCGTCAGAGAGATGAACTCACAGAAGCGATAGAGGCAAATCATGCCTACGAAGCTTTTCACCGGTACAATTCAATTCCCCGGTATTTACTCATTAAGAGACTTAAAGAAGCTCAAAACTTATTGTATAAATAAGATCTAAGTAAGTAGGTATCATTCCTATGTTCTACTTAAAAATTCGTTCTAAAAATCACACCGCGAATGGTCTTCGTCGGGTGATCCGGAGTCCTAAAAGAGCCGTATTACGACTTGGAAGTACAACTCCTCTTGGGGATATTTTCTCTAACTTACGTCCTGGCGCAGAGGTTATTGAACTTAACTCTGTAGATGCATGTAAGATATCAGGGAATAAAACCTTGATGAAGCAAGCCTTTGATGAGGCCCAAGTAATTTCCGCTGAGTGGGCGCCCGTGAGTGCAGAGTGGACAAAGTTCCCTGCAATCATTAAGCACAACCATTCCAGTAAGGGGAATGGTATCTACTACATCGAAAATGCTGAAGCATTACAGATTTGGCTGCAAGAACATAACGCAGCTAATCATGTAATCGAGAAATACTACACGTATAATCGTGAGTATCGACTTCATGTAACTAAAGATGGTTATTTCTATACTTGTCGGAAAATGCTTCGTAAAGACGCAGAAGAACGCTGGCATCGCCATGACAACAATAGCGTTTGGATCGTTGAAGAGAATCCTGCTTTCGATAAGCCTACGAATTGGGATAACATCGTTGCTGAGTGTGTAAAAGCCCTCAACGCTGTAGGTCTTGATATCGCAGCTATTGATATTAAGGTTCAATCCGCTAAGGAAGGGCAAGACCCTAAATTTATTATCTTAGAGACGAATAGTGCTCCGTCCCTTGGAGAAAGAACTACCGCAGAGTACATTAGCAAATTAACTGAAATTGTCAATGGATAGAACCATGATTGTGGGTAATAACCTTCTCTGTGAAGCAGAGATTGCTGTAAGATTCATAAGAGCTAACAATGAGCCTAGCTCTATTTATGGATATAGCCTTCACAACAAACCTTGTTTTGGAGACTATTTCAGAGGTGTCCCTAATCAGGATAATAGATCCAAAACTCTTGTGGATATTAGTGTAGACATCTTTCAATTTATTGATAAAGATATACTTGCTAAATACCATGAGAATAACTATTGTTCTCTGAAGCCTGAACAGCTGAGTAAGTATCATCGTGAGCTTGAGTTCGTATTCTCTAAATTCTCCGAGAATGAGGAGACAGGAGTTAAGATCTCTGTAGAAGAAACTACTCGTAAATATGACCAGGATTATGAAATCAAGCCCATTGATGTACCTGCCATTAAGATTCATGTTGAGGCTAACAAGATGAAAGCTTATCAGCTGTTATGCTTGATGACTCTTATTCGGTGTTCTTCGGAATATCCTAATGCTCTATTGCTGAGGGAGTGCTTCAATCTCCAAGAAAATGGTCTTTTCAGAGAGTTCTCCATTATGAGCCTCTTTGTATTGCTCCAGAATCGTATGCAGAATGCTTATGACCAAGGTCCTATTTCGTGGATACCTGATAACCATGAGAAGTTCTATAAGCCTTCGTGCTTGGAATTCTTACAAGCCAGGATGACTCCTGACTCTGTTGGCTATGAGCAAACTGGACGTAGGGTTCAGAATTTCTATGAGGTATGTGACCGAGGTCCTAAGAACAAGGAGAAGTTCCAGCTTCCCAAATGGAGTATTGGGGGTGGTACTGAAACTGGAGATAACAAGATGTATCAATCCAATGAACAAATTGAAAAGATCTTCAACGGTGAAATCCTTGAAGAACATCTTGACAGTTTTAACAAGATTCGAGATGCCATCTACTATCAGTGGCCTAAGCTTAAGGTAGATTATCCTGAGGAGAAAGCAAAGTAGTCATGACACCTTTACAAATTGCAAATATCCATGCTAAGATGCTTAGTCTTAGCCAGACATACTCAGCAATTGCAGTTAACTCTAAAAATGAGATTAGCCTTAAGGTATATCAAAGATCAGCTGCTTGCTTTGGAACAACCTATGGTATTATCAACAAAATGGGACGTTCTACAAGTCTCGCTAAGAAGATTAGATTAAGGGTTACTATGTATACTGACCCTGAGGCTAACATTCAGAATAACATTGACAATGTAGTGTTTCTTAAGAGAGAGCAGATCATTCAATGGATGGATGAGTTATGTGTTATGTTCCAAGCCTATGGTCTTACTTATAAGATTATAGATACACAAATACGACGCTATTCAAGCTCATCACATTCCCCAAAGTATTTCAGTGCCATCCATATTGTTGTTAAAGCCCAAAGTATTAGCTACTTCTGGATTAAGTGGATCCTCAGTTACATCAGACTTATGTCAGAAACAACCTGCAGCTGGGTACTACCTGAGGCTTTTACTCTACGAGAGTTAATTCCTGAACTCAAAACATATCCTATCCTCTCAACATTTATGTTTATCTGGAGTTCTTGCCAAGCAGTTCATGCATTCACTGCAGATCTTTATGGAGAAGGGTTAGAAGGAGGATGTAAAATATTCACTCCTAGAACTATGGATTATCTTATAGATACTATCTCTAAGAAATATCCGGCTCATGGAGGTGTTGACAGGTGGCATGAGGGGAATTTTAGGCCTACACGCTTCTCCTCAACTGGTCCATCTTTCCAAGAGATGATACAGCAATGTTGGAAGTGCAGATTTACTGATGACAAATATATACGAGAGTGTGTATTAGTCGGTCAGATTCCTGATAATATCTTAGAACTCTATAAGACATATTTCGAGAAGATTAAGGCAAACATTATCTAATTACATGAAGAAAACCATTAAAGTTTATGTTGTTGGCCATGATTGGTGCAACATCACAAGCTTCCTATTGTTTGACTTTGAAAAAGTTGACAATATCAATGAAGCCGATATTGTAATGTTTACTGGAGGTGAGGATATTAATCCTAAACTCTATGGAGACGTTAAGCATCCTACTACTCATTATACTGATCGAGATGACATGGAGGTTGCAGCTTTTCATACTGCACCTAAAAATGCTCTTCTCATTGGTGGATGTCGAGGAGCTCAGCTTCTTACAGCCCTGAGTGGAGGCAAACTTTTCCAGCATGTCAATGGACATAGTGGAGGGACCGGCGGTCATGATATTACTACTACGGATGATCGTACTATGAGGATTACCTCATGTCATCATCAGATGATGAATCCGTATAATCTTCCTAAAGAGGACTACGAGCTGTTAGCCTGGTCCACTATCAACCTCAGTTCTGTATATCATATAGGTACAGGTTTAGCAGAGGTTCCTGAACACTTTAAGGAACCGGAAATTGTCTACTATCCTAAGACACGTGCTTTATGCATTCAGGGACATCCGGAATGGATGCCTAAGGATCAACCCGTAATCGCATATATTAATGAACTCATTCAAAAGTATCTATAATGAAAATTAAGGAATTTTTGGTAGGCTCCGATCCGGAGCTGTTTATCGTAGACACGTCGAAGGATAACAAGATTATTTCCTCCATTGGACTCATTCCCGGAGTTAAGGGGAATGCCTATAAACCTGCAGAGTTGCCTGAAGGCTTCGGCTTGCAGATTGATAACATTCTCGCAGAATTTAACATTCCTCCCACTCGTGACAAGGGGGACTTCATCACCCACATGATGGTTATGAAGGACTATATCCGGGACTATGTGAAGTCCAAAAATCCCAACTATGACATTTGCTGTAAAGCATCTGCTATGGTTGATGATGACCAGCTTCAGAGTGATGAAGCTAAGCTTTTCGGGTGTTCCCCGGATTTCAATGCGTGGCTTATGGAGCAGAATCCTCGCCCGCAGGGAGATTCTACGAACCTTCGAACTACAGGATGTCATTTCCACATTGGGTATGAGGGCAACAATCGTGATACCTCTGTGGAACTGGTCAAAATCCTGGATCTATTCCTGGGAGTACCCTCAATTCTTATTGACAAGGATAATCGTCGTAGAGAACTCTATGGCAAAGCAGGGTGTTTCCGGTTCACCTCCTACGGTGTAGAATATCGTGTAATGTCAGGATACTTTATTGATACTCCTAAGCTTATTGGCTGGTGTTTCGATCAAATCCTGAAGGCTATTGAATTCTATAACGAAGGTGGTTCTGTACAAGACGATGCAGGAAACATCATTAAAGCTATCAACTACAATGATGTCGAGGCTGCAGAGTCTCTTATTAAGAAGTATAAAATTAATTTAGTTTAACAGATGTGTGGAATATTTGGATTTGCTGGTAAACTTGGCAATCATGAATTCAATGTCCTGAAGTTCTCAATACTTGGGGCAATTAATGACAGTAGAGGTGGCGATTCTGCAGGAGCATTCATTGATGGTGAGTGCGAATATGGCATCGGCGACGAAAAACTCTTTGCCAACTTTGCTACCAAGAATAAGTTTCTGAAGGCCTATAAGGGGGTATCAGTGCAGCATGCACTAGGTCATTGTAGAAAGGCATCTGTAGGTGCTAAAACTATTAAAGAAGCTCAGCCTGTGTGTGTTCCTAATGATGATGGAACTAAGACTGATCTTGTTATGATTCACAATGGTACTCTCCTGAATCATACTGAGCTGAAGAATAAGTACCTTGCAAAGGTGCCTGACTATTTTACCGACTCCCAAATATTCGCCAATGTGGTCTACTACCATGGTTTCAAAGTCTTAGAGGAGTATGAAGGAGCAGGAGCTTTTGCATTCATCGACTATCGCAAGAAAATTCCTACTACTTATCTCTTTAAGGGAGAAAGTCCTCAGTATAAGAGTAGTGTTACCAATTCTGAGGAACGACCGCTCTTCTGGGCGAAAACTCCTGAAGGTATCTGGTTCTCTTCTATCAAAGAAGTGCTGGAGCTGGTAGTCTATGGGGAATATCCTGTAGAAAGTGTTCCTGGTAATACCCTTATTATCATCCAGAATGGTAAGGTAATTTCTACTCGTAAATATGACAGATCTGCCCGATTTCAGATGTCGTATGGAAGATCATCGTACTACGAAAGGGAAGATTACTATAGGGGGTATTATTCGGGGGTCAAAAGCAAAACGTTCCAGACTACGGCGAGGAAAGAAGAGGCGTGGTACCAGGTAGGAGAAACAAAGACTTTCGCTGCTACAGGATTAGTAACAGCAGAAGCAGAAGCTCGCTATGATTATACCAACAGTAACAAGGTAATCTTTAAGTCAGATGGCCGGTACTATCGTGGCAAGATCCTTATGAGTGGTCCTTACAGAATCTCAGAATATGGGTTCGAGAATACCTACTCTAATATGGGAACTGACATCGTAGCACGTCCCAAAACTTTCTACTTCTTCGAAGGTTTCCTGATGAAGGATGCTCTCTGTATGCATATAGCACGCAGAATGAAGGAGATTGCAGGTGACAAATTCCAAGACACCATGCTTCGTAAGTTAACTATGGGATGTTTCTATGATCCTAAGGAGAAGAAATTCTATACTCGTAAAGGTAAGTTGTTTACAGGAACATATCCTATATACTTTACTCTTACTAATCGAGTATATAAGATTCAGAGAGGAGAGATTTACCAGTATGAAGAATCATATAATCCGAATTGCTCTAATGTCTGGAAAACCTATTCTCCCCAGTACGAAGGATCTGAGATTCCTGTGAAATTTGCTAATCTGATTGAGAAGTCAGCTAAGAAGATTTTATCTAATTACAACATCTAACATTTACAATGTTACAGAGAACAACACGCGTAGTAACTGCTTCAGGTAAACGAGTCCTGAAAGCTAACTGCTGTACCATTAACGGTGAATATTACATCAAAGAAGAGGAAGCTGTTAAGATTGACACTTCCTGGTATCTGAAAGGAGATCCTCGGATCTTCTACGACTATGGGTCCCAGTCTTGGAGGAAAACTCGTGGTGTAAATATTTGCAAGGGTATTGTAGGATGGGATCTGACTACTGATCGTCCCATTATAGGACCCTTTGAAGTAGACCACACTCGCAACATTGAAGTTGCAAAGTTGGACAGCAATGGTAACCCCAGAAGCATGGATATTTATATGGATAGAGCTCTAGTAAAAGGGCCTATTCATTTTAACAAAAATCTGGGTCTTTATGAGGATACCACTGCTTTATCTCCCATCATGAAAAAGGTTGAGACAGTTCTTGCTGATACTATCGGGCAAGGAATCTATAACTATTCCTTTAACCAGGAGTATTCGTCAAGCAAACATATGGAAAAATTCCTGAAATATCCTCGTGATATGCGGATTAACAATCCCATCAATCTTGAAGATGTTAAGGAGTTTGGGGAGTTCTCCTTTGGGCTCGAATTCGAAACTGCTGCGGGTAAGATTAGCCAAGCTGACTGTTTCAACCTCGGTCTCATTCCTCTGAGAGATGGGTCCATCTCGGGTATTGAATATACCACTATTCCTATGCAAGGTCCTGAGGGATTCAACCTTCTTATTAATCAGGTAAAGGCTCTCCAGAAGAGTACTACCTTTGATAAGGAGTGTTCCCTCCACGTGCATTTAGGAGGCTATCCTATCGAGGCAAAATCTATCTGGGCTCTGTATAAGCTCCTGGTTGCGATCGAGCCTCAGATCGGACGTATTATGCCTTTATTCGCATTTAACACAAGTAAGTTCAAAGCTAAGGGCAAAGACTATTGCACCAGGCTACGTAAATATGCTTCCTTTGAGGAGTATTATACTTACTGTTCAGGTGACAAAATGCGATTCGACGGATGTCTGACATATCCACATCCTATGGATGAGGAGGATCGTGCCAAGTGGAACATTCATGCTCGCTATGTATGGGCCAACATCATCAACCTGCTCTTTAAGAAGCAGGGAAAGACTGCGGAATTCCGCATCCATGCTCCGACGTTTAATATCCAGAAGATCATCAACTGGATGTTTATCTGTGCAGCTATACTTAAGTATGCTATTAAAAATAAGGATCGGCTGTTGAAGTCACCTATGAGTACTTTGGGAGTTACTCTGGAAGATGTTGTAACGAATGTTTATTCCAGACGTATCTCCTTACAACTCGTAGATTACATTCAATATCGTGAGATCTATTTCCGTCAGCTTGCTAATAAGTATAACGATCCCGCAGGTATGATAGATCTTCGTATTGACCGTGAACAGGACTTCGGTACTGACCTGGTTACTACGGTGAAACACTAGCAGAAATGTTCGGTAGTTGGAACAAGTTAATAAATGCCAACGAAGTTAAACCCATCCTGTCTGTACTCAACCAAGAGTACAGGCAGTATGAGGTTTATCCTCCAAAAAATCTAGTCTTTGAAGCTTTTAGGGAGTGTCCTTACGATAAGGTAAGAGTAGTAGTTATAGGGCAAGATCCTTATCCCCAGAAGGGATTTGCAACAGGTATAGCCTTTGCAAACCCTCCGGAGGTGGGGGATATTAGTCCATCTCTCTCTATCCTTAGAGACCGAGTATTTAGAGATTTTGGCAAGCTCAATGATGAGTTTGACCAGACTTTAATATCTTGGGAGCAACAGGGAGTACTCTTACTAAATGCTGCATTGACTGTAAGAGCTAAACAGCCTGGTAGCCATACTCAATACTGGCATCCTTTCATACGAGATCTTATTCTTGCATTGAATCAGTATAACCCAGGATTGATCTATGTATTATTAGGTAAAGTAGCCGAGGCATTTAGAAAGTATGTGGGTCCTAACAACCACATTTTAACGTATCCTCACCCCGCATACTTCTGTAGGTTAGGGTGTGGATTCGAAGCCACCATGTTCACGGATATTAACAAAATACTTCGTGATCTTAATGGTGATGAAATTAAGTTCTAGTGGCTGAGAATAAGAAAGTTAAGAACGCCCAAAGCATTAGTTATGATGGTATCAACTTCAAAAGTCGCTTAGAGTGTAACTGTTATAAGTTGCTCAAAGAAGCAGGATTTGAGCCTCTTTATGAACCAGTTAAGTATAAGCTACTACCTTCCTCACAATTAGAAGTTGGTATCGTATATACTCCCCGTAAAAAGGATTTAACTAAGTCTAGTAGTTATAGGGATTTAACCTATACACCAGATTTTGAATTCTTATTCGGAGATAGGCATATATATTACGATGCTAAAGGCAAACCAAACGATGCTTATCCTCTTAAAAAGAAATTATTTCTCCACTACTTAGAAGACGTGGGTGAGCCCTACATATTCTTTGAACCTCATAATATTGCCCAAATAAGGCAATCTATAAACATTTTGAGGCATGAATTATATCAGCAAAATAACTGAGTTATCTAAGCAGTGTCTTAAGGAATCTGATGTCAATCGAGTGAAATATTGGCTTGATAGTAGAAACCTTATTTCAATTAAAGAGATAGTTACTTCTGAGTTTATTAAGTTTAAATCTAAGAAGCCTGTAAGTTTGGAGGACAAACCATTGTATGACGAGATGTTCGCCATCTTTGCAGATTTAGAATCAACAATCGTGGAATATCTTAGACTTAATGACTATGAAGAGGATGAACTCAACATCCCTTATGATGAAGAGTATTAAAGAATTGTCCCTTAACATTAGTGAGCCTGAATATAGGAAGCTTGGTGGCTTCTCATACTCCATGCTTGCTAAGTTCCTTCGTTCACAGGATCCTAAAGTATTAGTAACCCCCTCTCATGACGAGTCGGAGGCTTTAAGATTTGGATCCTTAGTAGACTGTTTAATGACTGAACCTGAACTCTTAGAAGAAAGGTTCTTCATAACATCTGTGAAAACTCCCCCAGCAACAATCATTTCCATGATGCTTCGTATTTATGAGAAAGTTCCTGATGCTAAGAGTTTCTCCTTTGTACCTACAGAGGTTAAGCTTGAAGCATTAGACTTCTTTGAATATGGTGCTTCGTGGAATAACACAACTAGATTAGACCGCTTAGATAAGCAGTCTTTCTACTACACATTGTTGCAGAAGAGTGAAGGAAAGATTATCATGTCTGAGGAAGATTTAGCACTGGCAAACCTATGTGTTAAAACTCTTAAGACCCACCCATTTACTGAGAAGTATATGGGAGATGAGGATCCTTTTGAGACTAACGTCGAGAAGGTGAATCAGCTAAAATTTTCTTCCACCTATCATGGGCAACTCATTAGATGTATGTTTGATAGGATTATAGTAGATCATGAAGCAAAAACTATCCAGCCGATAGATTTAAAGACCTCTGGTAAGAAGGAGGAAAAGTTTGAACTATCCGCACTGGATTGGGATTATTATATCCAAGCTACCATGTATACTCAAATCCTCTTAGATGTAATTTCTAAAGATGAGTATTTTAAGGATTTCACAATTCTCCCTTTCAAATTCGTGGTCATTAACAGGTTTGAAAGAACTCCTATGGTATGGGTGTACCCAGTAACTCGTCTTAATGTAAACACTATAGACGATCAGCAAGCTCTCTTGCAGAGAAATGGGTACAAGAGTTGGCGTGAGCTTGTAAAAGAAGCCACGTGGCATATTGAGAATAATAAGTTCGACTATTCCTATGAGACCTATAAAGCTCAAGGAGAGCGAGTTATTGATTTCTCTAAATACCTTCGTTAATGAGAAGTATTGATGCGTTAACATATTTCAAAGGAGATGACCTAGCAGCTAAGGTTTGGACAGATAAGTACGCACTTCGTAATGAAAATGGTGAAGTTATAGAGTCCAATCCTGATCAAATGCATCTCCGCATGGCAAAGGAATTTGCTCGAATAGAGGCTAAATATGGCGGCCCTAATATGCTCAGTGAGCAAGAAATTCTAGGGCTTTTCCAAAACTTCCGTTACATAGTACCTGGTGGGTCAGTAATGGCAGGATTAGGAAGTAAAGCTATAGGCTCACTCTCTAATTGCTTTGTAATTGGGCAGCCCGAGGATTCGTACTCGGGTATTATGAAGCTTAGAGAAGAGCAAGCTCACCTTATGAAAAGACGTAAACACCACTGCGTCGCTATACAGTAATGTATAGAAAAATAAACCCTATTAACTGCTGGAAACTCCTAAAGACGTAAAATACTTACCAATTTATTTGGTAATGTGACAACTTTTACGTATATTTATAAAAATTAAATTTTATAATTATGGACAATCAGCAACTTATTGAAGAAATCTGGAAAGATATTACATATAGATGAGAATAAGCTTAATAATCATTATACTAATCTTGAATGGTGTACAGTAAAGTATAACAATACTTTTAACCATCGACAAGAAAAAATTAATGAATTATTAAGACTTAAAAATTGGGGAAATCCTAAAGTCTTATCTATAAGTTTAGAAGATGGATCTGAAACTCTCTATAAAGGGTTAAGAGATGCAGCCAGACAAACTGGATTTGTTCGGCAAGAAATCTCAAAATGTTGTAGAGGATTAAGACCATCTTATAATGGATTTATCTGGAAATTTCTAAAGTAAGCTCAACGACTATCTCGAAAGAGAGTACACTCAAGCGAGTGGAAACATAGGGCCCCTATTGTTAGGGTGAAGATATAGTCTAATCTCATATGAAAGTATGAGCTGCGTATGCGCATTTAGTGTAGCGAACTAAATGGAATATAATTGGGTGGCGTTGGTAAAGATTTATCAACCCTCAGGCCAGCGGGAGCCTCTGTCAAAAATGCTGCTAAAAGTTCTACTGGTGCTGCATCTTTTATGGATGTAGATTCTGCAATAACTACAGAGGTTGCTCAACGAGGAAGACGAGGAGCTCTGATGTTAACATTGGATATTCGTCATCCTGATGTTGAGGAGTTTATCACTAAGAAACAGGACCTTTCTAAAGTTACGGGAGCTAACATTAGTGTTAAGGTTACTGATGACTTTATGGAGGCTGTCTGGAAGGATGATGATTACTATCTCACATTTCCTGTAGATGCCCCAAAGCTAAGATTAGATCCTAATAGTAAAGACCTTGATGATTATAATGTTCTTCACCAAGATCTTGATGGTATTTACTATAAGAGAATTCGAGCTAAAAAACTTTGGGAACTATTAATTCATTGTGCATGGAATACTGCCGAACCTGGAATTATGTTCGAGGATCGTCACATTGAGTTTAGTCCCGATGGAGTATATCCTCAGTACCGAGGTGTATCTACGAATCCTTGTGGAGAAATCTTTATGCAGCCGTATGATAGCTGTAGATTGATTCATATCAATCTCACTTCGTTTGTTAAACGAGCTTATTATCCGGATGCCTCTATAGATTATGATTTATTGCGGAAAGTAGCGAAGGCAGCAATCAGGCTAGGAGACGACCTTGTAGATCTCGAAGTAGAGGCTATAGGTCAAATATTAGGGCATATTACATCTTCTAAAGGTGATAATCACCGAGAGTTTAAGCTCTGGATGGCTGTACGTGATGCAGCATTAGCAAGTAGAAGATGTGGAGTAGGATTTACAGGGCTTGCAGATACTCTTGCAATGCTTAAGGTAGGATTCAATGATGATGGTATTGGCGCAGTTGATACTATCATGAATACTATCTTTAGAGCAGAACTTGAGAGTACTATTGACTTAGCTGAAGAGAGAGGTACTTTCCTAGGTTGGGACAAGAGTATGGAAGAGGCCCATGTAGAAGGCAATGAATGGTATCAGATGGTAGCTAAAATGTTCCCCGATCTTTATGATCGAATGCTCAAAGTAGGCCGCCGTAATGTATCATTCTCTACAGTAGCTCCTACGGGTACTGTAAGTATCCTCACACAAACATCATCAGGTATTGAACCTGTATTCTCCCTATATTATACGCGTCGTAAGAAGTGTGTAGAAGGGGAGCCTCATAACTTTGTAGATCAGAATGGTGAGAAGTACCAGGAATTCAAAGTATTCCACAGACCTTTCTTGGAGTGGGCAAGGCTAAAGTTAGGCCTACCTACTATAGAGGTAACGTTGGAACATATTGAGAAGATGCCAGCTGAGGAGTTAGCTAATTTTATTAGTTGGTCCCCCTGGTATAAGAATACTGCTCCTGAGATTGACTGGGACACTCGTCTTAGAATGCAATCTATAGTGCAGTACTATACTACTCATAGTATTTCTAGTACTTTGAACTTACCTAGTTCTACTACAGAGGGCGAGATTAGCAAGATTTACCTTAAAGCTTGGGAGTATAATCTCAAAGGAGTAACTGTTTATCGAGATGGTTGTAGAGCTGGTGTACTAGTAACAGACACTAAGCCTAAGCAACTCTTTGAACAACATAGTGCTCCTAAGAGACCTAAGACTCTCGATGCAGAGCTTCATGTGGTTAAGGTCAAAAAAGTTAAGTATGCTGTAATTGTAGGCTTAATGGAAGGCAAACCTTATGAAACCTTTGCATTTGAGCTGGGAGAAGGAAATTTTCTGCCTCAATCAGGTAAGATCATAAAGGTTAAGCGGGGTTGTTATAATTTCGTAGGTGACCACGATCTCATTATTGAGAATATTCATCTTGCCAATGACAAGTTAGAGGAGAGGTCTAGTTCAATCTATATCTCAATGCTGCTTCGTCATGGAGCACCTATAGAGTATGTAATAGCTACTGCTAAGAAGGTGAATGAAAACATTGCTTCTTTCACATCAGCTGTATGTCGTGTACTTATGAAGTATTGCACTAAAGATATTGGAGAAGATTCATGTCCTGATTGTGGTACTAAATTGTCACGAGAGGCAGGCTGTAAGAAATGTAACAATTGTGGCTATTCACTATGTTTATTAATGTTGACAAAATGAAGTTAGTAGTTAATTATCGCTCAGTAGATCCTATAATTAAACCTGTAATCACTGATAAGGGTGAATGGTTTGATTTAATGGCTGCGGAAAATGTAGAATTTGCAGCTCCTCATAATGCATATAATACTCGTATTACAGAGTACGATGCTAAGAAGGTATCTTTAGGTATTGCAATGTCATTACCTAAGGGTATTGAAGCTGTACTTCTACCTAGAAGTAGCCTTTATGAGACTAAGGGTGTAACATTAGTAAATAGTCAAGGCGTAATTGACTCCTCATATGGTGGTGATAATGACATCTGGTCGGCTTATCTAAAAGCAGATCGATCTAACACTATTGTTAGAGGAGAAAGAATCGTTCAGTTCAGACTGCAACCTTCCCAGAGAGCCTCTATCTGGACTAAGATTAAATGGCTCTTTATATCCAAGATTGAATTTAAGAAGGTAGAATATCTTAATAATCCTGATCGAGGAGGATATGGTGCATCTGGAGGATACAAAGAAGTAAAGTAATGAGTGTACTAAGTACTATAATCGGTATAATAGTAGGAGGGCTGGTCTTAGCCTCCGTAGGTAAGATTTATCTAGGTATCTATAAGACAATTAAGCAACAAAATTTTGCTGCTAATAAGTATAAAGTATCTTTTAAGAAACATTTTAAGAAGGTTAAAGTTCCCCTTATTAAGATGAAGATCGCAGGTGAACTGAGATATTTCCTTGTTGATAGTGGAGCTACTAATAATGTTATTGCTAAAGATTTTTATGACTCCGTAGATCCTAAATATTTTAATGACCTTAAATATTCAGATCATATTATTTCCACTAATGGAACCACTGAACGTCGTCCTTATGTAGGATCGTCTTTATCATTTAAGAGAGATGTCTTTGAAGACATCCCTTTCCTAGTATCTGACATGACTCCTGCAGTGGAATTTATTCGACAAAAATCCAATATTATCATAGTAGGAATCTTAGGTGCAACATTCTTTGAGAAGTATCGTTGGGCTATAGACTTCGACGAAAGATGTATTTGGATTAACTCATTTGAAGCAGATCAGAAAGATGAATAAGTTTAGGTATGGTAGAGGTAACAAACACTTCTTCACTATCCTAACTCCTCTTTCTGAGAATGTTTCTGGTATAATTGCAAAACTTCATTATGAGAATTTCTTAGGTGTAAGTTATAAAGATTTTACAAGACTTTGTGTCTCGTGTGATAAGGGACCTGAAGTGTGTGAAGGGGAATTGTTACCTGCCATTAACGTAACTACCGGAGAACGAACTTTATTTAGGGTTAAGAAGATTAACCATAATGATGAGGTTGACATCTGGACAGTAGAATTAGAACGTGAGGTACCTGGTAACGAACCAATCCCGAATAATATCTGATGACACCCCATTTCAGCTAGCAACAATAGCTGATCTAAGAGAATACTTTAAGGAGCATGAATTCATTGGTCTCGATACTGAGACTAACGGGTAAATAAAGTTGTAACAATAGGCAAAAGTTTTGGAATCTAAGAAATTTTTATTATATTAGTAAAAATTACTAATATGAATTTAAAAATACAATTTCTTGGAGACTTACGTAAGTTTGGTGTATATAAAATTACCAACATTATTACGCAAAAGGTGTACGTAGGAAGTACAACAAAATCTTTTAGTGAAAGATGGAGTAATCATCTTAAACTACTCAGAAAAGGAGTTCACTCTAACCAATATTTACAAAGATCTTTTTCCAAATATGGAGAAGATAGCTTTGAATTTACTATTTTAGAAATTTGTAGTAAAAAATCTTTCATTCTTGAGAGAGAACAATATTGGATAGATCATTACAATTCTGCCCAAAGAGGATATAATTTAGACCCAGTAGCTAATAGGTCGCAACGATCTTTAGAAACTGCTTTAAAAATATCTAATACTTTGAAAGAAAAATACGCCTCTGGCAAACTTGTTTGTCATAATACTGGAGAACATATTGCAGGATGGAATAGAGGAGTGAAGTGCCCAAAAATAAGTAGATCACGTAGATTACAAAGTCGTTCAATAAAAATATTTGATTGTAATAAAAATCTAATCGCGATATTTAGATCATGCATAGATTTGTGTGAATGGTCTGAAAAGAATATTATGCCTGGATTGATTATTACTCCTGCCAACAAGAAGGGATATATATTAAGAAAGGACAAAATTTATTATGCTATTAGAACTAATACACCTTACAAAGGACTTTACTTTGAAGCAACAGAGCCCCTACACTCAGGGATGGGTGTAGCAAAGTGGGTGAATTCAGGGAAAGCTGAGATGCCAATCCTGAGCCAAGCAGAAGATGAATCTTCTGAAGGTGCAGAGACTACTGGAGAAGTACAATCTTCTTAATAACCAGCCAGAGCGCCCACCATCTAGATCAGATGATGAGATAGTCCACACTAATGTTAAATGAAGCATTAGATTATGTGTCAGCCCTTATACTAAATCTCTTCTGTTAGTTCAGGTGGGTGACGAACATAATCAGTTTGCAATAGATGATACAGTAGATATACGAGAGTTAAAGGACTTCTTCGAAAATCCACAGTATACATTTATACTTCACAATGCAAAATTTGACCTTAAATTCTTCTTTCATAGGAGGATTGTAATTAAACATGTCTTTGATACTTTCCTAGCAGAAAAGCTGTTATGGTTAGGGTATCCTGGGGGTATGCATAGTTTAGCTTTAAAGCATTGCTGTGAGCACTATCTAGGAGTTAGTCTGGATAAGACTATTAGAGGCAATATTATTTACGAAGGAGCAAGTGATGCAGTAATAGTCTATGGCTGCCGAGATGTAGAATATCTCATTCCACTTATGAAGGCTCAGCTTAAAGCTTTAGAGGAGAAAGATCTTCTTAGAGCTATAAAACTTGAGAATATGTTCGTGGTAGTATTAGCTTATATAGAGTATTGTGGAGTTAAATTAGATGTAGACAAGTGGAAGGTTAAGATGGATAAAGACCTTAAAGTCTTTACAGATGCTATTGAAGCATTGGACAATTGGGTTATAGAGAATTGTGGAGAGAAGTATGTTGAGAAATGTGTTCAACAAGATCTCTTTAATCCTACATCTACTGGTCCTAAATGTAAAGTGAATTGGTCCAGTCCTAAGCAAGTTATAGAACTCTTTGAAGAACTAGGATTCAATCTCTGGACTAGGGATAAGAAGACTAAGGAAATGAAAAAGTCTGTAGAGGCCAAAATTATTAAGCCTCAAAAAGATGTTAGTCCTATAGCTGAACTATATCTAACTTACAAAGGTTGTGAGAAGACTTGTTCTACTTATGGTCAGAATTTCATAGATAACGTCAATCCTATATCTGGGAGACTTCACACTAACTTCTCACAGTTAATGGACACCGGCAGGTTGTCTAGTGGAGGTGGTGAAGATAAGGACATAGGTAAACCTATGGTTAACCTCCAAAATCTCCCTAATGACGCCGAAACTAGGGCTTGTTTTGTAGCAGAGCCCGGTAATCTATGGATTTCTGCAGATTATAAAGGCCAAGAAAGTGTACTTATTGCCAACATAGCTAATGATAAGGCTATGATTGAAGAATTTCTTCATGGTAGTGGTGATATGCACTCTCTAGTTGCTAAGGCAATTTTTCCTGAAGAGATTGATTGTTCTGTAGCTGAGATTAAAGAAAAGTTTCCTTTACTCCGTAAGAAGGCCAAAGGACCAGAGTTTTGCTTTAATTATGGTGGGAATGACTCAACTCTTGTAGCCACTTATGGTTTCGAACCAGAAGTAGCAACAATGATTTATAATAACTATATGAATCAATTCTCAGGAGTTGCTGAATACCAGTCTTGGTGCCGTAAGGAAGTAATGAGAGTAGGTTATATTGAACATTGTCCTGAGTATGGCCACAAGGCATTTATTTATGACTATGACCAGCTTATGAAAGAGAAAGCTACTATGTCTGAACCAGGTTTCTGGGACAAATATAAACTGCTAAAAGCACAGGATCCTAAGCATCCCTCAGTAGAAATGGTAAAGCATTTCTTTCGTAGAAAAGCTGATTCTGAGAAGCAAAGCATTAACTACCGAATTCAAGCTCGTGGTGCTATATGCTTCAAAAGATTCTCCATAATGTTCTTTCAGTGGCTATGGAAAAATGACCTTCTTTTCAAAGTCAAATATTGCATTCCAGTGCATGATGAAGCTAATATAGAAGCTCCTGCTGAGATAGCAGAAGAAGTAGCTAATAAGTTAGTAGAATGTATGCGCAAAGCAGGACTCTTGTTCTGCAAAACAGTTCCTCTAGATGCTGATGTAGTTATAGGGGATCATTGGATCCATTAATATGGTTAAAGAAATTATAAAGTTTGGTGCTCCCTGGTGTCAGGGATGCATTTCAGCAGATACAGCTCTTGAGCAATTAGGAGCTATGAGGCCAGAGATTATCATATCTAAGATTAATATCGAGGAGGATGAGGTCATGGCGGAGAAGTATAAGGTAAGAGGTCTTCCGACCCTAGTCCTTATAGGTCTGGATGGTAAAGAAATTGGCAGACATACCGGTAAAGTAACTGTCCAGGAGCTAATTCAAATTGTTGATGGTAATGGACTATAATAAGGTACATGAAGAAATTAAGCAAACTTTTATTGCTAAGAATCGCGATTATGGTAACTCCTTTGAGAAGTCATTAAACAAGTTTGGGCTTATCGCAGGAGTAGTGAGGATCAATGACAAATTTGAACGCCTTGCTAACTTGTGCGACCGTCAACGATTAGCTGATGCACAGGTAAATGAGCCTTTGGCTGATACGTTAAAAGACATGGCTAACTATTGTATTATGGCTGCAGCATGGCTGGAGAATGAGTAACTATGAAAATTTGTGCACTATCAGATTTACATGGTTATTTACCCAAAGCTGAGGACATGTCCCCATGTGATGTTGTGTGCATTGCAGGGGACATTAGTCCTCTTCATATACAACGAGATAAACTTTTAAGTGCTATATGGTTTGGAAATACATTCATTCCTTGGTGCGAAGCATTAAATTGTGTAAAGGTTATTCTCGTAGCAGGAAACCATGATTTTTTCCTAGAAGATTACGATAAGCCTGGAGGAGTTACGCTTAAGTTAGGTCATGACAACAAGATCATTTACCTACGTAATAGTATGTACAAGTTCGGGCATAAATCCTTCTATGGAACACCACATGTTACAGACTTACCTAGATGGGCTTTTAGTATCACTGATGAAGAAGCTCATAAAGTTTTTGGTAAAATTCCTAACTGTGATGTGTTGATTACTCATACCCCACCATTTGACGCTGCCAATACTGGTAATGTCTATGGTTCAGACGCCTATCCTGATTATGGAAGTTATGTATTACGAGATGAAATCTTTAATAAGAAGATAGATCTTATAATCTGTGGACATGTTCACTCAGGAAATCATAACTTATCAGATTGGGGAACTCATAAAATAGTTAATGTAAGCTATTTAAATGAGGATTATAGACCTACATATTCACCGAAATTGATTACTTTATGAGAATTTGCTATACAAAAGCAGAAATAATACCTGATAATGGGCTCTTAAAAAACATTGAGCTTGCTGGTAGAGTATGTTACAAATCTGAGGATAAGATTACTGATTCCTCGGCAAAATCATTCGTTGAAATGATTAGAGGAAAAAATCATTTTTCAGTGCTAGAACATGGCAGCATATACCTTGTAGTGTCGAAAAGTTCTCCCCTGCCTCTACGTGAGCTTCCTTGGTGCCACATAATGGAAAATAATGGTAAAATTTATTACTACACGAATTTCAGATATATCTGTCAAACTCTTCCTACCCTCGCAGATATTATTTTGAAAGATGATCCTCTTCCGGAAGGTATAGAATTCTTCATTCCTGAGAAGGACGATCCTTACCGCAGACGGTCTTTCAGAATCATTACCAACTTTAAAATCTCAGAGCAATATGTTAGGCATCGAGCATTTTCACACTCTAAAGAGAGCTCTCGATACTGTAACTATGCTAAGGAACGATTTAATAATGAAATTAGCATTGTTATTCCTACGGGATCTGAAGGTTGGTTTGGGTCAATGACAGGAACTCTTGAAGGTATAGATGATAAGTGGTACTTTACTCCTGATGATGGTGACAACAACGAGAGTATGAGGAACCAACTAGCATTATGCTTTCCTGTGGATGAGAAAAAGAGATTTGTCCTTAATCTCCTTGAAGAAGCTCCTAGACTTAATAAGGTTCTTTCTCGCTGCAAACTTGCAGAGTTAGACTATCTTGATGAAATTCAAAATGGTAGTCGCCCTGAGAATGCAAGAGATTTCCTTACACTCTATACTAAGACCGAGCAAATCATGACAGGATTTCAAAAAGATTGGCATGATCTCATTCAGAAAAGATGTGTTCCCGGGGCTCAGAGGGAAGCTACCTTTATTGCTACCCGAATTCGAAAAGATCTTGCTAGAGAAATATGCGGATATTCTAAAAAAGCTATGTTACAAGATCAGGCTGGTTGTATTTCCCTTGATGACATAGTTGTACCTGGTCCTGACAACTTTGAGGAAGCAGTTCCAATACAAGCAGCAGAACTTGAAGCTCGTTGGGAAGAAGAAAGAGCAAGACACGTAAGAGACATTGGGAGAAGATGATTGCAACTGACAGAGCTCCATTACTAGGCTTACATGATGTATGCATAGTTCCAGCACCTACCACTAGAATAGCTAGTAGGAAAGAATGTAACCCCTATTATTCTAAGGGGTTACTTCCTCTTGCTACAGCTCCTATGGATTGTGTTATTGATGAAACCAACTGGGAAACCTTTGCTAGCGCGGAGATTCTCACAGTTCTACCACGAACAGTATCTTTAGATGTTAGAAAGCATCTAATGATTAAGACATTTGTGGGGATGTCACAGACCGAGTTTGTGGAAACCTTCTGCCACAGAGATTCTGCAACTGAAATCCTTACAGTCTTAGAGGAAAATGATCTTAAGGCTAATATCTGTATAGATGTAGCTAATGGTCATATGCAAACACTCTTAGATCTCTGCACTATCGCTAAGGATACCTTTGGAGATAGACTTGTTCTAATGGTAGGAAATATAGCCAATCCCATGACTTATATAGAGTATGCAAAAGTTGGGATAGACTATGTTCGAGTAGGTATAGGAACTGGTTCTAGGTGTACTACTTCTGCTAATACAGGAGTGCATTTTCCTATGGCTACGTTACTAGACCTTATTCGTCGTATTCAACTGGCAGACTCTCTCCCATACTATCCTAAAATTGTAGCTGATGGTGGATTCAGAAATTATGATGATATTATTAAAGCTCTTGCTTTAGGTGCAGACTTTGTGATGTGTGGGCAGTTCTTTGCAGAATGTAAAGAGGCTTGTGGTAAGACTATAGTCTCTTCTGGAGGAGTAGTTGAACGTGAGTACTATGGCATGTCTACGAAGATTGCTCAGAAGAAGATGGGGAAGGAAGCCCTTAGAACTTCTGAAGGTATTAGTAGGACTGTTAAAGTCACTCATACTCTTGCTCAGAAAATTGAGAATTTTAAGGATTATCTTACCTCAGCAATGAGCTATTCGGATGCATATGACCTTCCTGAGTTCCAGGATAAAGCTCTCATCTATAAGCTTACTCCTGAAGCTAGAGTAGCATATTTTAAATAAGATGAAGACAATCACTTATGAAGAATTCGTTGAGAATTATAGACCTATAAAGAACCAATTTAATCCAGTTGCTGAGTATGATGGTACTTTATATAGTCCAATAGAATTTTCACGAATAGCCTCTGCTGCTTTACCCAACAGAATATTGTGGACATTAATGAAAGTCAGTTATTTAAACGAAGAAACTTGTGAATGTACTACAGAGAAATATGTTTACCAAGGATTACAGGAGTTTGGAGATGTCTTAGGATATTTCGTTACTGAAGAACCCTATGAATACGGTAAACCTTTTAATGTCAAGGTAGAGTAATAAAAATCCCCGATAGGTTATACGCCTACCGGGGAATTTTTTTTAGACTTCAGGTTATCGTTGATTAAACGTAAATGTATCGTATATATCAAAGAAGTCTTGTGCAGCATTAAATCCAGGGGTTAGTCTTGATGTGAAGTAGAAAGGACGGGTCTTATCATTCTTATCTTCTTCCCACCATAATAAACCTTTGTAGTCTTTACCTACTACAAGGTCACGAGTTTCATCAATAGTATTCCTAAAGAACCCCATAAGATTAGTAACATAAGACATTACAGCCATAGGAGAGGATATAATATCTGTAGCACTACTAATGTCTACAAAGAAGGATGCCTCTAGATATGCACCATATAAAGATCTATATAAGTTCTGTGTAGCTAATTTAGTAGCCCATCCTGTAAGATCATCATCGGGTTCATCAGGTACTAAAGCTTTAGCTATCATAGCTGCCAGGAATAAACCTATAATAGACTGTAGTTCAAAACCTAGAGCCTTTAATTTTTGAAGTCTCAAATTACAAAATTCTTCGAACGTAAAGTCTAGTTTAGATTCATTAGGATGCTGTCTAAAATATTCATCATATTGCTTGCGAGCGGCCTTCTCATTCTGCCCAATGTTATCTCCTGCAAGGTATCCTAAGATAGGTATAGATCTTAGTAGTAGTCTACCAAAAGATTTACCTATCTGTTCACCTCCAGTAGCGATTTCGCCCCATCCAACTCTGAATCTGCCTACATCATATTCATCGAGAATTTCATTCTTTTGAAGAGACTTGAATCGAACATTTAACAGTCCAGGAAGCCAGTTGCGATACTGCATGATAAGAGTACCAGCTATAGTAGTATTAGCAAGATACCTATCCTCTGCAGGCATAATACCTTTCACAGATGTAGCAGCGCTTTGGGCAATAGTTCTAAACCTAATAATATCTTCTTTAGAAAGTTTATCAATAGTCATCTTACCATCCTCAGACATATGAATAAGATCAGCTACAGGTATAGCATTAGGACTTCTTCTTAAGCTGACTAACTTCTTCTTATTCTCATCATAACCCCAAGCATAGAGCATAGATGTTAATACCTTACGGTCAATATTAGAGTCAGTCTTTTCTAGCAGATAGAAGGCGTTTTCGACATTGAAGATCCTATTAGTCTTATTAGCAGAAAGCTCTATAGCTCTCTTCTTCCAAATGTCTTCATTGCCTATATGGAAGAAAGCAATAGCTCCATAATACTTAGTAGGATCTTCCTTCTTAAGCTTCTCAGATAACTTAGTAGACTTCTTATTATAATAAAGACCTTCCATTTCTATCATCTGGAAGTTAAGCATAGTCTGAGCATAGTTTCTAAAGCCTAGGATAGGTTTAAATCCTAAAGTACTTAGAGAAGACCATTGTACAACTTTCTTAGCCAATTTACCAAAGCTATAGGTTTTACCCATGAAGTTAAAAGTACCTCCACTCTGAACGGATTTTCCATAGATATTTAGATCAATAAATTTCTCTAATGTAGAAACATCATCTGAAGATAATCCTAGAGCTGTACGAATTTTACCAACCCACTTATCCATATTAGGAAGGTTGTCTTCTACGAAAACCTTAGCCCCATTGGTCTTAGCATGATATAAAAGAAGCTGAGCATTAGCCTCAATTTCTTTCATATGCTGATAAGTATAAACAGATTGAGCCATTAGCATTAAAACTCTTGATAGATCATAAGACTTATGTCGAAGACCTTTCTCTTCAGCAATCTTTCGAAGCTGAGTATTACGAGCAAAACGCCATTCATCAGTATCCTTTGCCAGAGTAGGATCTATAGCAGCTTCGGCTCTAGCTATATCAGCAGAAGTAATATTGTCTTTAAGAGGATCTATGAAGAATAAAGGCACATGCTTAATAGGATTACCGGCATAGTCCATACCAGAAGTTTCATCCTTACTCTTATAAAGTACATCAGACTCATCCCTAGTCTCAAGAGCTCCAAGAGTAATAGCTGTAAGGTCTGTTAAGGCACCAATGCCATTCTTAAAAATAGAATCAAATAGATCATTACGTACATTGGCAATAAACCTCTGACTAATCGTTCTACCAGTGATATTTTCAAACTCTACGTTGAAATTTACATACATATTATAATAATCAACAAGAGGTTTAATATCTTTAATCTTATTAAACTCTTCACTATAATAGTCAGGATTCTCAACACGATATTTATCTCTAACAAACATGTTATACTTTTGGAACATTGCCCACTTATTATAGCTTAAATCATTCATTTTACGCCATGCAAGATAACGATTTTGTTCACGAGTCTCCTGAGCAGTTCCTTTAGCATTCTCAAGTCTAGTAAGCCATTCCTTCTTGGCCTTATTAAAGTCCTCTAAAGCCTTTCCAGTATATTGATAGCCTCCTTTAGGATTATGCTCAATTTGATAGTTATCTAAGAAGAATTTAGCACTTCTGGTCTTAATAGATCTAGCCTTCTCTAAATCCTCATAAAATTTTTTAGAATACTTATTAATAAGCTGACCAGTCTTTGTATCGACAATCATATTAAAAGCGTCTTGAACAGTTTTGTTATTAGCTTCCGCCCATTCCTGAAGAGCCTGAGTATGCCCTTTAACCTTTTCATAGGTAGTTATAAGCTGGTCGTGAATATTAGCCTGAGCACTTTTTAAAAGCTTGGAGAATGCTCTAAAGATAGGATGAGCAATTTCACTAACTTTACTAAACCATCCTGCCCACCAACCTACATGTTTGCCAGGCTGAGAAATGTCTACACCAGTAGTTGCTAATAACATATCTACAGGCTTTTGACTGAGTAAATTACGAATAAATAATACTTCTCGTAAAGCATTATTTAATCTCATTCTCATGTCAAGATCTTCATCAACATTAATAACATCAATTGCTCCTTGGAAAAAGTCTAAATATACATCTGAACGTTGCTTAAGTTCAAGAATTTCATTAGCAGTTAATGAGCCAGGTTGACCAAAAGGTATGGTTAGTCTTCTCTGAAGAGATCTAGACATATCCTCTACTTCTCTAAATAAGTAAGAATAGTCCTGTCTTATAAGAATACTCTGAATAAGATCCTGAGTTCTTTGCCATGCATCTCTATCAAGTTGAGAGTTTGTTCTAAGATATTTACTATGCTGAGCATTACTAGTCTGGTAAAGCTTCTCTAACTGTTGAGCTAGCTTGGGGTCAAGATCAACTTCCTCACTTAATGATACAGGATTTAATGCATGTACTTCTAAAGACCAGGGTTCAATTCTACCGAATCCAAAGATAGATGGTTTACCCGTCTCCTCATCTTTAGCAAACTGTACATTAATAGGAAGTACTCTTGTAGCTCCAAAATGTACATTAACCCTTCTGCCCTCAGCCTCGGCTTTTTTCCTAATACCATTAGTGAAAACATTTTTATACTGAGTAATCTGAGTATTCCAACTATCTTTAGTAGCATCAGAAATTTCACTTACAATCTCTCCACCTGATTCAGTAAATTCATGAGTTTTATAGTCATAAATGTCAATAACTCCATTAGAATAGATAGCTACTAAGTCACATGTACCAGCAATATCCCTAACTTCATCATAGATAATTTGCTCTGTAAAGATCTTCACACTACCTTTTGTGCCAGTTTGAGAATCTATATAAGCTTGTCGAGATAATATCTCTCTATAAGAGTTATCTACAGCCTCTTTAAGATCGTTAAATTGCTTATCTGTAACCCTAGCAATCTCCCTGATACCATTATTAGACTTACTAGCTAGTTCAGGTAATGCTCTAAGTTTCTCAACAACCCTTTGGACAATAGCTTCTTTAGTAGAGTTCCTTCCCTCAATACGATCACTCATTAAAGCCTCTAAGAAAGCGTGAACTGTAGTACCTTTAATAGTACAAAGTTCAGCCTTACGATCATTATCACCACTCTCATTCTCAGAAGTGACTTTGAATCTTCGTCTCATGCCACGTGATACAATATCAGAAACTCGCCTACTTACAGGAGTACCATCAGCTTTAATATAAGCCCCTTGTGCTACATCATAATGAACTGTAAGATTTTTAAGATAATTCTCAGCATCAAGTTGAGTAGCAATCATATCCTGAGTTAACTCATAATAATAATCACCATTCTTAATATCTGCCTCAAGATTATCTAAACCAGTAACCTGCTTACGAAGCATCATCTGAGCAACTTCTGTAAAAGGTTGCATATCTGCATTCATTCCTTCTACAGTTATATTAGCAACTTCTGCCCTACGCTTAAAATAAGACTTTATTAAGTTAAATAGCTTCTTAATAGCAGATACTATCCCAGTAGATTCAGGAACATATTGGTTGGAATTAGCTTCATATAAACGTACAACTTCTTGAGCAATAAGTTTACCAGCAGCCTCTTCTGCCATCCTTACTTCATCACCCTGATATACTTCAGCATATTCTTGCTTAACTCTCTCATAAGTAGAACTATCTCTGGCAACTCTTAACAATCTTTGATAAAGAGGATTATCTTTACCAAGCATCCTCACCATGATATGAGCACACTCTTCACTGAGAGTAGTAGCATCTGCCTTATCTAAAGCTACGGTAATAATTTTCCTTACCATATCAACCTGAGCTATAGCAGATATAGGATTACCATCTTTATCAGTAATATCTCCCCAAGTCTTAACTTGGAAGCCTATTCTACCAGCCAAATCCTTCAAAAGCCCGTCAAGGCCCTTTATAGGCGATTTGGACGACTCTCTTGAAAGTTGGTACATCTCCTCAGGTTTGACATCATAAACCTTTAAATCAGGCTTAGAATCCTCAGGAAGGACATATCTCTCTACATATACCTCAGAATACTCTTTACCCATAGGAGAGCTTGCAGATTTAACAACTTTAGCTCTATAAGCTCCATAGTTAGCATTAATTTGAGCAGCTTTATTAATTGCTGCTTCATACTGTGCTTTACTATTAGTATATACAACAGGTCGTCCTTTACTATCTACAACACCAAGAGCCATCTTTTCTGTAGCAGAAATAGGTTCATAAGTTATACGAAGAGATTTAACAGTCTCCAGAGCTTGGCGAAGAGTAGGGATATTATCCCCACTCTTTACATACAATGCCCAAGCAATGTCTTCACCAAACCTGTTGACTAAATCCTTCCAAGCCTGAGAGCTTGTATTAGGACATACATTAGCCATAATTATTTACACAAATTTTTACGTTCTTCTCCTGACTGAACAAAGTCAGCACCTTCTTTTGATAGATTGAACTTCCCAGTATTTACCCATTCCTCGCTAAATACCATATTAGTAGGAATGGAACCAGCTTTTAGAAACATATCTATCATTTCTAATCCTGTATAACCACTAAGAGATGGTTCATCGGTGTTTCTGTAAGCTACCTTAAATTGTTTATCAGGATTTTGCCTTGCAGTTTCATAAAGTTTCTTAATGTTCTCAATAATCTGTTCAGGAGGTATACTTCTAAGACTGTTATTTCTTTTTACTCTAAGGTCTTTAGTAGGTAAAGCATAGGCATTACCTTGCAATCCCTCTCCTTGACCATAGATAGCACCAAATAACTTCCTTGCAACTTTAGCAGCTCTAGCACCATGTTTGCCTTCAGGATTACTGCCAAATACAAATATAGTATTAGCACCTGGAGTAATATCTCCAGTATATTTAGCTACAGAGTAAGCTCTCTTAATTTTTTCCGAGCTATTAGAAGAAGTTTGCTCAGCTTCATATAGATCTTCATCTGTAGCATTTTCTATCTCATACCTAAGCTGTTCTTCTCTGAAGTCCTCAACTTCCTCAAAGGTATAAGGACGACGAAGAGTTTGCTCAGCTTCGTAGAACTCTGAAGATTCATTAAGGTTAGCTTCCCTAATCTTGATAGCCTCATTAATAAGTTTCATTAATGGACTGTCATCACTAAAATTATAAATCTGACGTTGGTGATTTTTACCTATAGACTGAGAATCTAAGGGGAAGTTCAACTTAGTACTTTCTACAGATTGGTTCTTAGCATTAAAGTATCTTACTACAGGATAAACCTTCTTAGTTTTATTACCTTCGGCATCCGTAGCATATCTTTTTCCAAGAGGAAATTGAGTGGCCATTCGCATATTGAAGGGTAGGATATTATCATCATTATAGTTAGATAACTGCCATGCATAGATAAATGCTTCTCTTAACTTGCAATAGCCAGATTCTTGATAAGAATTAAGCATAGGTTCAATATAATCCTTGTACATCTGTGCAGGAATAATATCTATATAATTAAGAGGTGACATCTGAAGTCCTGACTGTAGTAGGCAGAACTTCATAAGATCTATAGCAAACTCTCTATCTTGTAAGTACAACTGCTCCCATGCATAAGTTACTGCATTAGATGCTAAAGGATCTTTATCAATATAAGGTTTAATATTATGAATATCATCCCTTACTGTATCCAAGATCGGTACTAAAGATTGGAATAGTGGATTATCCTTATAAGCAGGCTCGGACCGTAGTCTGGCTAGCTTCATAGGAACACTATTATCGCCAACCATTAATCTCTTCCTTTCGGAAATTAAGGTAGTACCAGTAGCATCAGGAGTATTAAGAATAATAACTGTTAAGAAGTCATTCTTGAATTTATTTAGACTAGTAATAGCTCTAAATTCAGGAGTTGCTGAACCAACATATCTTGCAATCGCTTCATCAAATAATCCTGTATCTCCATCCGTAAATTGCTTATCTCTAAGCAGTAGGAATAGAGGTTCAAAGAATGATTTATACTCAGCTACAGTATTCTTATAACCTGCAATATAACCTTCGTCTACAAGCTTATCATAATTAACAACATTCTTACCAGCAGTAAGACTCTTATATAACTTTATTAGAAGTTCAGAAAGGTTTTTACCACCATCCTTAGTATCATAGGTTGTACCTTGCATTGCATCTGCAACCTTACGTCCCCATTCTACATATCTAATAAAATCATCTAGAATTTGACTCTGATAAGCAAGATTTTGATTAACAATATAACTTTCAAGTTCTTCAGTAGTAAATACTTTTGTAGGTGCTCCAGCATCAATAGGAGGATACTTCTCAGATAGATAAGCCCGAATCTCATTCTTGTTATATCTAGCCATAGCAGTACCAGCCTTAACTCTAGGAGATTTAGGAGATACATAGTTCTCCTGGGCTATCTGAGACTCATACTGCTGTTGTAACTTAAGATATTCACGAATGATAGGCTGATTCATAAATAAAGCTAACGTATCAGGATGAACACCTGCCATAGTAAGCATAGTAAGAGTTCCTAAAGTTGCAGGAGTAGCTCCAAGGTTAACTCCAAAGGGAGATTTTGCAGCATCCACAGCAGCACTAATCCACTGGTTGAGTAACTCTGAGATAGGAATCTTCTTATTACCAGCAGTATACTTCCTACCAAGCTGAACTATACCATTTTCCTCATTATGCTCAAAGTTAATTTGAACAGCTTCTGCAGGAATACCTAAATTATACATGGATGCAAAGACGTAGAATTTACCAGCATTAGCAGCAATACCTACCTCTTTCTTACCAGCCATATAATTCTCAGCAACCTGTAGAACATATGTAGAATCTAGCAGACTAGGAAGAGCTGCTTTAGACTTATAATACTCTGCCTCCATCTCATAAGTGTCACCAAAGACAGCCTTCATAGCTCTCTTAGCAGAAGCTTCAAGAATATTCGTCTGAATAGGAGCAATAAAGTTAGAAGCATTCTCTGCAATATGAGCAAGCTCTTTTTGAATCTGAGTAATACGATTCTCAATAGCTTTCTTGTGAAACTCTTCTTTAGATACCTTAGGAGTCTGCTCAGTATCTGCAAGCTCTTGTAGTAATTCACTGTTACCAAAGAATCCACTTAGAGCTTCAAGGATACCCTCTTTCTTCTCATCCTTAAAAGAGTTAACTAGTTCCTCATACTGCTCTTCCCAATGAGGATAATCTATGTACTTAAGCCGTCCCTTAACCTTATAATAATTAGGTACATATAAGTACATTTTATCAATATCATACAATAATCTCTTATACTTTCATATAAGTTTAGACTATATCTTCACTACTAACTGTAGTGTTCCGCATTCTTGAAACTTTACCGTCCTCAGCATAACCTGGTGGGACTCCATGTTTTAGTCGTTGAACCTTATACTTATTACTAAGTATCTTGGCTGCGGATTGCCCAATTCTTAGACTTTTTACCATTCTATAACCATTACATTATAGTATCTAACTATATTACTATGTTAGAGTGGTATCTAAGACTCTAAGGGGGTCCCCGCAATTAACGGAATTTTACTCGAACCATGATATTAATCCGAGCCAGCCTTAGCAACAATCTCTGTTGGTAAGACTATAATATCTCCAGCTGCTTCAGGTAAGAAACCCTTAACTACTATAGTCTCAATAGAGCTTAATCCCTGGGTAGGGATACGGAAGCCTATAAGTTCGAGAAGTTCTTTCGGAACTTTACCAATGCTTGTAATACCCTTAAACGGTGAGGGGAGATATACTTCCATTGAAGTAATCTTTGGCTTACCATCAACATATTTTACAACAAAGTCTAGATCTGAAGATTTATATTTACCCTCATTATAAGTACGACTAGCTTTAGTCTCCCACATAGTTGAGGGTACCTGAAAAGCTGCAGTACCATGACGCTTCTGAGAAGTAGTCATACTAGCAGCTCTACTCATAAGGATACTCTCTATCTTTTCACGAGTAGGTAGAATATCTATATTAGTAGTTCCATCATCAAGGTCGTTAAGAAGTTCTATCGCAGTAATATAATTATCTGCTAAGCCTCTCTCAATCGCCTCTCTCCGTAAGGAATTTACTAAACTTACAATACCTTCCTCAGAGATCTTCCATCCTTTCTGAGTAGCTACAAGTCCAAGCTCTTTAATAAGCTGATCCCTGCCAAGTCTGATACGTTGATTATTTAAATCAATATATTCATCAGTTAGAGCTTTAACTTTAGGAGCATTCTCACCAAAATGTTCACTAATCTCACCAGCATCAAAGAGCCCATTAAGGATCTGTACCATCATCTGGGTACCAGTAACTACATCATGGTGCTTATGTTCCCCAGTATCTACCTGAATTCCCCAGTATTCCCAATATGTATCTTGAGTAAGTAAGTCTAAAGGTCCTTGATAAGTACCATCATCACTAACTAAGAAGTTACCTTCTTTATCGTAGAAATCATTGAAGGGATGCTCAGTATTTGTAACAAGTACACCTTGCTCATTTGTTACAGAATTAGTCTTAGTAGTAACGCCTTTATTAGCTGAATAGTGCACCGCAACACCAACTTGATTCTTAATCATCATCTCATGAAGTTTCGAAAGATTAGTATCTCCTAAAGCTTTTAGAACAGATGGGATAAGAGGCATTAACGACAGCTTGTAGAAAGATGGCTTAAAACCTTGAACATTTGCTAAAGGTCCAAAGTGCTGAGGTTTCAAAGAGTTAAATACCTGCTGTCCCCAGCTACCATATTTGAGAGGAGATTTCTTACCATCAAAGTCTACAAAGACTCTCTCTTCCTTAGGAACACCCGCTCTCTCTTGAACCTCCCATTGGTAAAGCTTCTCAGAATCTACATTCCAATCGCCTACACGAACTTTAAATTCTCTATAAGCATCAAGGGAGATCATACCAAAGCCATCACCCTCTGTCATATCTGCATATGGAGCACTATTAAGACCAAGTTTATCAGCATTCTTAATAAGTGCTTCAGTCATCATATCCTCAAAAGATTTAGCCTTGTCAGATTTTTCATACGCTTCAAGGACATCGTTGCGAAGCATCTTATATCTATTATTCTCAGCATCTACAATCTCAGCAATCTGATAGAGTTGCTTAGAATAACTAGGAACATCAGAGAATACTGCTGTTTTAAGAATAGGCCTGCCATACTTATCAGTAAGTCCTTCAGCACCATCCATACGTTTAAAGTTCTTAGCGATAGTAACGTTGATACCGTCAGATGTTAGGCAAGTCTTCTTAGAACCCATAGCTCCATTATGACGCTTAAACTCATCTCCTAAAGACTTGTAGAAGATGTTATCTCCATACAATACTTTACTCTGCTCAATGTTACCAATAGCATAATTAACTACAGCATGCCTAATCCAATTTATCACCTCAGATCTGGGATACTGATTAGTCGTAGGATTAGTGCTAAGCTTAAGAGACATGTTAAGGACTTTATCACCAGCAAGTTCTTTAAGACCTCCTAAATCTAAGAGTTTACCATAAGCATTATTAGTCCAAGTACTAATCATTTGTTCAATTCTAGTAGTAAGAACATCTCTACCTATAGTATTAAGTATTCTATCAGCAAATTCATTAGGAGATTCTGCCGTATCTACTAAGAACTCTTTAACTTCTTTAGGAGTTAAAAGACTTTCAATAACTGTACCCTTAACATAATTCTTATTAAAGTTAGTAAAGGCTCTGTCCTTAATATGAGATCTAGCTATTTCGTCCCATAGATAACCTCTAAAGATGTCTATAACTTCACCACGAGTAGTATTAGCATTAATCCAGGTATCACCATGATCTAAGAATCGCTCTTGGCCATTATCAGCAGGACGCATAATATTATCCTTGCCTTGCATAGTCATATTAAGTACTGTAGATAACTTATCTATAAGTTTCATATCCTTATAATCAGTACCATTATTGTTAGAGCTCTCAATGTTACCTTCATGAATAAGAATAGACAACTTAGGAGTTTGTCTATCTACAAGTGCTTTATTAAGGAGCAATGAATGAGTGACATATACATTCTCCGTAGGATCAAGGTGAGGCATCTCAGAGTAAAGCCTCTCAGGATTTTCAATAACTCTATTAATCTTATTAATAGTCTGGTTAGCAAATCCAGGCTTTTGAAGATCATAGATTCTTTCATCACCAAGAGATATATGAGAATTCTCAAGAGTTTCAATACCTAAGTCAGATTGGATATCTAAGAATACATCGAGATTCTCATTCTCACCATCACGATTCTCATTAACAATAGGAGTTTTAATAGCTCCTTTAGTAATCTGAGAATATACCTGCCCAATCTTATCTAAGAACTTCTTAGTATGAAGAGCTCTCCGAAGAGTTTCAGGATTATTAATATCGTAAGTAATACCTAAGATTCTTAAGAAATCTTCAGCATTATCTGCAGTAGGAACTCTCGGGAATGCTTTCTTAATAGTATCATTATTATACTCCCATACTTTATATTTATTACGAGTATAGAACTTAACAATATCAGACTTTCCTTCGAGTAACCACTTAGACAACTGTGCTCGCCATGAACCTGCAATACGTGCTCTATGACCTATAGTAGAAGCATTAAAAGAAGTATACTGTCCATTAGCTTTGGTAACACCAATAAGATAATTATTCTTATTATTATTAAAGGCCTGCATGAACTGTACTACCTGAAGCATATCCGAAGCAGTCCAAGAATCAACCTTATCAAGCTTTAACCATGAAGGAATAATCTTAGTTTCAATACCACCTTCAGCATTTCTAATAGAAACTTTATCGTCTCTAATAAGAGGATATATAGCTGGATATTCCTCAGCAACCTGAGATAATCTCTGCTGTAATTCCTTAGTAGAAATACTTGTAGGCAGATTAGCTAACTTATTGGCAAGAATATTAAATACTTTACCAAAAGGCTCCATCTCAGGCATGCCTAAGCTATTCTTATAAGGAGTAGCTGTACGAGTCTTAAAGTCATAGTATTTTTTAGGTAAGGTACTTAGAAGTAATTTGACAATCTTGTTAGAATTCATCTTGCTACTTACAGTGATAGATTCTGCAAATAAAGCTGCAGAGTCTCGTCCCTGATTATTTTCACCACCTGAAATATCAGCAGCAGCTTCCTGATAATCTTCTGAAGTATTTAGCTCTAACTTATACTGTGCTAAACGCTCTTGCTGATGAATAGTCTTAATACCATTAGGAGCATCCCAGGTGTTAAGAACTTTACCCATCTTGTCAATATCAGTAAGTAACTTCTGAAGAGAGTTAGGATCTGCAAAAGCTACAGAAGCCATTAGCTCATTATATCTGCCCATAAATTCTTTATGAGCAAAATTATAAGCAGCAGCTACTAACTCACCATTCTCAGACTGAAGAATCTCTATAAGATTACCAGTACCTTTAAAGTATTGTAAGAACCAATAGTGTAAACTATTTACAGCTTCAGCAGTAGTAATAGCATCAACTCCTGGAATAACTTTAGAGTGAATAGAACGGGCTTTTAGAGTTAAGTAATCGTTACTAAGAAAATCTTTATTACGAACTCTTTCAACAATAGACTCTATACTTTGAGTCCACTCTCTATTAGGTTTACCATTACGACGAATAAGATTATAAAGATTAGTTAACCATTGTTTAATCTTATTGAAAACTCTCTTAATAAAAGAGTTACTTTCATCTTCAGTAACCATATAATCTGCGAAGACTTCTGCTAAAACTTCTTCTGCTAATTCTCTCTGAGATAAGGTAGGATATAAAGGTTTTAAGGATTCAAAATCTTCCTTATAATCTTCATTCTTAAGAGCCTCATCAATTAACCTCGTACGCTCATCTTCTGTTAGTAAACAGTCTAATATTACGTGAAAAGATTCATGATAGACAGTCCTCGTACCAGTACCTTGATATACCGTAACTACACTATCCTCAAATTTACCAGCTACATTATTAATAATAGCAGACTTAATAATCTTATAGTCAATACCAGGGAACTTCTTCTTAAACCATTCACCAGCTTTCTCCAATTCCTCAGCAGCAGAATCATTCATTTTCTCATAAGTCCTACGGAATTTGGAATCTGTGAGAACGTGGGTGCCTTCAAGATTGCTGTCAATATTCACAGTCTTAGCCATCTCTAGGGCTTTCTGAAGCTGAGCTTTAATAGTAGGATCAGTAGTCTCGGCAATACGCTTCTCTATATTGGCAATTATAGGATTTGTTGAAGAAGGAACTTGTATAGAAGTATCTAATGATGCAGACTGAGGTTCTTCAGCTACAGTAAGCTTCATATTAAACTTAGTCCCATCTTTAATACCCATTAGACTAGCTACATAAGCTTGAGTAGCTTTAGTAACATCTTCAAAAGAAGTATTAGCCTTTATAGACTGCTGATACATTTGATCTGCAGCTACTATACTAAAGGAATTTTTTTGATTAGAGCTGGCAAAAGTTTCTCCATTAAATGACGCTTCAAATTCTACCTCATTTAAATTACCATTATTAGGATTAGTAAAAGTAAGAAGCATTTTTACTGGAGTACCCCTCATAATTGTTTTTGCAACACCTGTTAAAGTCTTATTTTCCTCACTCTTCGAATCTTCAAAGGGTTGTGCTTCATTAACATTTAGAGGATCATAAATAACATATCTCTCTGCATGAGCATATGGACTATTAGGAGTTACTACAAAGTCTACTAAGCGCTCTCTAACAAAGGCATGATAGTTAGGATATTTCTTGACATTAAGAGTACCATCTTTATTAATCTTATGAGGGAAATAATAAGGTTCAGTACTCTGAGGATCTATCTTGGAATAACGAGGGTTGTAGAAAGATTTGCTTAAAAAATTATCTACAGTAGTAATAAATTCTTCATTAATAACATAATTACCTTGAGCATCTTTAACCGCCGCATCAATTTCTTTATCTCCAATATTCCATCTAACAGTCTCCTTGCCATCCTTATCCTTTATATTATATAAAGTACGAGCGGGGTCACCAGAACTATTATATCTAAGTAAATCCCTAAGAATACCTATAAAACTATAATGAATGTATTCCTTACCATTTCTATAGGTATACTTATCATTACTTACATAGGACTTGCCCTTAATAGATTTAGCTATGTAATGTCTAAATAGGTCTAGTAAGAATTGCTTCGTCTCCCCCTGGATAGGTACAGAGTTAGCTCTATAGAAGTTATTATTAGTAGAATCATGGATAGCCATAGTACCTGAAGGTACTGTAAAGGTCTGTCCATTCTCAGTAACAATTCGACCTGTACTAGAAATATATACTGTTAAAGTATTTATCTCCATATTAGCAGGAAGACTTTCTTCAAGAGGTCTCAGTTGTGCGGGCTTCTTAATAACATCATCTCGATAATTATCATCAATAATACCAGCACTTGTACCCTGAATAACTACAGGCACACTTACACCATTCTCAATATGGCTCCAGACATCTCTAAGATAAATATCTTTATAGAAATCAAAGTCTTTCTGAGTACCATAATACTTACCGTCTGCATCTGAAGTAGGATCAGCAACAGTAGTATAAACGGCTTTCTTAGGATCAAATTCTTTACCTATAGATTGACCATTGGCATCTATAAAGTTACCAGCCTGATCAGTTAATATTAGTCTACCAGCAGTCTTACCCTCGTATTTGAAAGGTACAATGATACCTCTATACTGAGAGGCATCATGTTTATCTAAGAAGTCAAACCATCGTATCTGGTCCTCATTGCCACTCTCACGACTAGCAATATCAGATCCTTTAGAACCTCTCCAGTAATTCTCTGCAGATCTCTTGGGAGGGTCCCACAGAGCATCCTTAGCTTCAGGAGTATCAAGACTTTCAGAACGAACGAATTCTACTTCCTGACCATCAACATTCTCTGGAGTAATATCATCAATCTTCTCACCCTCAGCCTTAATAATTCTATCTTGAGCTCTGCTATAAAGCTCTTCAATTTCTTCAATAGCTTCATCACTCAAAGTAGAATTGTTATTATATCTCTCTCTCCAGATGGCAAGATCATCTAAGTTCTTAATAGTATCAACTTCTTTACGTAATGCTGTACGTTCAGCTGGAGTAAAAAATTTGACTTCAGGGGCAGGAGGTTCATCAGTAGGAGTAGCCTCAGGAGTAGTAGGCTCTTCCTCTCTATAAGCTTCTAAATCTGCAGAATTTACAGGACGCTCTGTATTGTCTTCCTTGAGAAGAGGAATACTATAAGTGTTAGTTTCATCATCATAACCACGAAGGAAATAATCATCTCCGTCCTTAACTACTTTAGCTCTACTAGTAAAGACAGGTTGGTTATTCTCATTATACATCATTAGAGGCTTATCTACCTTAGATTCTACAGCCTGACGCTCTGCTTCTTTGGCAATCTTTTGAAGTCTATCAACTTCATTCTCTAACCACTTCTCCTGATAATCTTTCTTAGTAATCTCCTTATATTCCTTATCGGACTCATCAAGAGATTTCTTAACTTCTCTATATTGCTTAATACGATCGTCTAAAGCCTTATAAGCTTCAGGAGCCTCAGCTTGAGCTAAAGTCTTAGCATTAGGTTCAGAGAAGTTAAAATTCTTATCTAGGCTTACATTATAGGCAGGAGATTTAGCACTAAGAGCATCATTAAGATCTGTGAGTTTAGACTGAATATCTTTGTGCAGATCTTTACTCCACATCTGAAGAACATTATGTCTTGTGCGGTTATCATAGATCTCATGACTGTTAGGATTATGAGAAGCTATTATATATTCATTCTCAGCCTGACTAATATACTTCTTAAACTTCTGAGCTTGCTCTCGTTCCTCAGCAGTACGATTAGGATCAGATATAATATCTTCTGTAGATCTCTCTAGAGCCTGAATGGTACCATTTTCAATAGACTCACTAATAAGATTAGTAGCTTCCTTATTCCAAATAGCATCTGCAGTAACTTCATCACCTCTAGAAATAGCTTCAGCTTTCAATGCCTCAGCTTGGACAATATTTGTAAGACGATTATTGAGAGTCTTTACAAAGTCTTGCTGCCTAGTATAAGCTTGGAATTCTTGCTCCTTACGAAGTTTACCAAAAGGATCTCCTGAGGTTATGTTGGCAACAACTCTTGATACAGCACGTTGACCAGGACCAGTTACAGCACCCATTAAGCCCTCAACAATAGCTTGCTTAGAAGTACCAAAGGCTAATGCCCTGTCAAAGAAAGTATCACCAAGCTCTTCATCTTCTTTAGTTAAAGTATCTGTAGCTTTACGAACTTGATACTCTCCCTCCATTTGAAGAATATTCTGGCCAATTTCTTCAGCACCTTCTTTAACTCCTTGAATAAGCATGTTATCTGCAGAAAGCTTACCAAGATTTTTAATAGCTCTAAGCTTTTCCTTAGGATTGGAAAGTAATGCTTGTCTAAAAGCTCCTTTACTTTTAACAAGACCATGAAGTCCTAAGGCATCAGTGACCATGAAGATTCTATTGTCATGAACAAATTCTTTCTGTGCTTCACCAATCTCTGCTTGTACTTTGGAATCATTATTAAACTCATCTTCAGCAAGCTTACGAGCATTCTCAATACTGAGAGGAATAGGAGCATCTTTAAATTGCTCATAGTATTCTTGAGCCTTAGATTCAATATAATGCTGCTTAGCATTTTCTCCTAACTCAATAGCCATCATCTGGCCTTCAGCATAGTTAGTAATAGTACCAGCAGCAACATCTTTAGCTATTTCCCCAAGGGAATTTGCAAGTACCTTGGTACCTGCAGAAGCATTCATCTTAGCAAGTCCTCTAGCAGCTAAAGATCCTGCTCTACTAAGTTTAACAGCCGCCCCAATACCTTTAGATACAAGACCTCCTGGAATAGCAAAGCCTACTACAGAGTCAATCATGCCCTTTAGAGTACTGAACTTAAAGAACTGGCCTAAAGCACTATCACTCTCAGTCTCATATATAGGCATAGCTTCATTAAGACCTTCTTTAAATTGTCTCATAGCTTTAGACAACCAATTATCACGGTCATTATCAAGCTTATTCCAGGTATTGTAATGACCCTCAAGGTCAAGGATATAACCAATGTCCTCAAGAGCTGTAGCAAGACCACTAATAGCACCACTAACTATAGCATTGGTAGCTTTTAAAAATCCAGACTGTTCATTAGCTCTAAAGGCATTAAGATCTCGCATTTGATTAAGCTCAGTAATACCCTCATCATACGAAGAGGGATTACCATTAGCAGCTTGTAAATATTCTTGACCAATATTAGACTCATCCCCAAATATTGATCGAGAGAAGTCTACATCATGCTGAGCCTGTTCAGTGAGAAACTCATTCATCCCATAGGACTTGGGGGCTAATCTATTAACCCCCGGTAGTCCTTGGATATTATCGAACTGAGCTTTCTCCTGACTTATCTGGAATAGTGCATCATTAAGTTTCTTTAAATTCTCATCCATAATTATTTAAACTCAAATTGAATTGCTTTATTTTCTCCAGTAGTTATAGCAGCGGTTTTTGTTCGACTAGGAATTGTTGAATCTCTAAGTTCTGATAAGAATTCTAAGTAGTTTATGTACTGCATATAAGACTGCACATCACCTCTAGATTCTGCTTCTAATATATCATTATAAGTCTGATTATATACTGTATTATATTCCTCATCACTCATAGCTCTAACCTTTCTTAAAGCATTATAATAACCAATCTCACTTTGATCTATATCTTCAGGTCTTATAAAGAAAGTATCTTTACCATCACGTATACGAACTACACCAAAATTATCAAGTGGTTCTATAGAGAAAGAATTAGAATCTTTATTATTAAGTTTAGTAATAAGATCTCCTGCATCTTTCCCAAACCACTTACTATCTTGAAGAGCATTAGTACCTTCAAGAGCGTTTTCTAAAGATCCAAACACTTGTAAAGATCCCGTAGTTATAGCAGGTATTACTCTATTAATAAAGCCCTTCTTTAAGTCAGGATCATCATAAGTAGTATATCCATATTTCTTACCTAACTTATCAATCTCATTATCAATAGCCTTGAGCTGTGCTTCCTTAGTAGTATATTTAGCAGGATCAATGCCAAATTTCTTAAGAGTCTTATCCATAACTACAGGTGAGGATAAGTTAGAACCTTGATAAGAGCTTGCTGCTCCTGCTCCTACTGTAGGTGAATAAAGATTACCTATTCTATTAAAGAATCCTGAGCTAGAAGGATTGGCAATAGCTTCTCTCAAATCCTGAAGTTCTTTAATCTGAGGAACATCTATAGCAGCCCCATATTTATCTGCGAAATATAGTCCTGAAAGATTAGTATTCTTGCTTTTACCAGCAGCTCTCCTAGCTAAAGCACGTTCCTTAGCTTGTTCAAGAGCCATACGCATGCTGAAGTCATCAGAGATTCCATCAACTTTAGCAGCTCCTAAGGCTGTATTAAAAGCACTCGCTGCATATTCCCAAGCTCTTTGAGCCTCATTAGAACTAGCTCCATAATAGTCATATACTCCCGTAGAGGTAATAACCTTATTAGCAGCATCTCTAATAAGTTGGGCGAGGGGAGCTGCTTTAGCAAGGTCTATACCCTGCTCTTTATTTAAAGCTAATGCAATATCTTTAGGGGTAGCACCAGCTTGGGTCATAGCCCAATACTTATAAGGTAAGCCAGTCTTAGTAAGCTGAGGAAGATTCTGAGAAATATACTTACTAATAGGAATCATTTCCTGACGAGTTCTCTCATAAATCTCCTGACCACTAACAGGTCTAAGCTCTCTAGATGTAGGATCAGAAATCCATTTATCGAGACCAACTTTCATAGGATCTCGAACTATTAATGACGGATCCTTAAGCTGAGCTTCTCTAGCTACCTTAGCCCACTGTTCCCTATCAACAGCTGCCTTATTTAAAGGAAGAATGTTATTAGTAAAGTCAGTCTTACGCTGAAGTAATCTACGTCTAATTCCAGGAGTTAACCCATTCTTGGAAAGATCATTTATATCAGCTTCTACAGAGGACTGAAACTGTTGATTGGCTTGAATAGCTGCATCATCAACTCCAGGTTGAAATCTTGTAGCAGCATCAGCAGCAAGAGCTTGATTTTGCATAAAGGCATCCTCCATCTTCTCATGCTCTTGAGTAAGATATTGAGGAGCAATCATCATTTCTTGTAGAGATGGAAGTTTGAAATCACCATACTCTAGACGGTCATACATTGAAATTGCCATCTACTTACCTCCTTTCTTAATACTCTTCAGAAATTTCTCAACCTCAGGGTCGAAGAGGAATCCTCCCTTAGCTCCATAATTTGAGGGAGTGTCAAGAAAATCCCAGGTAGTTTTAGGATCTATAGTAGTTCTAGTAGGTGTAGGAGCATCAACACCTCCAGTAAATCTTCCTGTAGGAGTTCCGTAGAGGGGGAACATATTCTGGATAGTCTCCAAATTCTGAAGATACCTAGAAGTTTCTCCAATATTACCAGCTACAGTATTGACACCTGTACGAATACCATTTCTACGAGCAGCTCTATTACGAGCATTAATATCATACTCTCTAAGTTCCTGACCAAGGTTAAACTGCTGTTGTTGTCCAGATAAAGCTGCCAACTGACGATCTTGCTCTGCATCAAACATGATAGACTCTTTCTTGCGCTGACGATTAACTTCATCTGACTTAATATACATGTCTCCTAAAGCATTTAAGGCATTATAATTATGAGCTACGAGTGCTGCTCTTGCAGATGCAGGGTTCCCAGCAGAACTGTCAACAATACCCCTTGCAGTAGCACCAGCCTGAGCTCTATACTTATTAGCCATGTACTCTCGATCTATAGGTTCATAAGGTAGGCGTCGACGTGTAATATAAGGACTTAAATCCATTCTTCCTAAAGAAGCTTGCTCAGGTTTACTTACAATATCTGAGACAAGATTACCTACATTCGCGAGAGCGGGAGCAAAGAGTCCTGCACTCTGTAACCATCCACCACCATCATGCCACTTAGAAGCATTGCGAGCAAAGTTTGCCTTCTTAACCATAGCAGACGAATAATTCTCTTTATTAGCTAAGACTTGACGAGCAAATTCTTGAACCCCTTTACCATGTTTCTTAGCAGCTGCAGTAAACGTACCACGCTTTGAAGGCTTAATATGTATACCACCACCTTCGGCATAGAGAATGTCACCAAGTTCATTTATATCAAATATTTCATTCATAGCTTCATCAGCTTTATCTATATACTTCTGAGCTTCTTGAGCTTGCTGAAGCCTTCCTAGCATAGCATCTCTACCTCTCGTACTTATAGGATCAAAAGGTCTTTCCTCGCTCTCCTTAGAGAGTTTCTTAGATGCATCAGCATAAGATTTCTTATCTACCCTTCCAAGGTCATAAGCTTTACCAAAACCTTTAGGTACTTTTAATCTCTTAGAGAATATATAATTATCCCACTTAGTTTCACCTTCCTCAACAAGATTAGGATTACCATTGGGATCTATTCCCTGTAGAATACCGCCATTAGCATTAGTTTCGTGGGAACCTCCTTCGTTAAACTCACTAAACCCAGTAGGATAGTCACCTCCATGAGTACCTACCCATCCACCAAAGGCTACTATGTTAGCAAGAGCATCCTGAGCCTCCTTCTGACTAAGGAGAGTATTTTGAGCCATCATAGCTTGAGAAACTCTCCGGTTAGCTTCCTCACGCTGCCTATTGCGATTTGAGGCTCCAAAGAGTCCTCCTGCTAGACCAGCAATTCCTCCAGCTAATGCTCCCCAAGGACCTGCCGCTGATCCGGCTGATGCTCCTGATAGAGCTCCTGAGAATCCTGCTAAGCCCATGCTTTCATCAGATTGGGGTTGCCAGTCAGCAATCCATCCAGAGAGGGCGCTCTTAGACATCTGAGTTTTGGTCTGATCTACTTGAGCATCCGCCTGAGCTTCTATCTCATCCCCCCCTCCTAAGTTACCTAGAAGAGAGGTAGTAGCCCCGATGGCTCCCGAGGCTATACCAACACCCTTCTGAAATTTATCAGCTTTTTTAGTTTCAGCCATTATACTGTATAATTAACAATTAAATCATGTAGTACTAACTTATTATCCTCTTCCTCAGTAGGAGTATAAGATAACTTCATCTTTATCCACGGATTACGAATTCTATTGAGTTTATAATTCTCAATCTCTTTAGTATCCCTAGGTATATAAGCTCTCCACATTCGGAACTTCTTCTGAAGATTCTTATACTGTAGTAAAGCTACATCTCCTGTATCCTGAAATTCATTTCTAACATGAATATGATCTAAAGTTCTATTAGGATTATACTTAGTATATTCACCATTCTCAAGTCTGAAAGCGTCTGCTCTAAACTCAATATTGTTGAATACTTTATCCCTAGACATCTCAGGATTTACTATATAATCTATATAAGAAGTAACCTTAGACTTTCCATAGAATTGATTATAATTACCCGCGTTTTGTTCATAGAGCTCTGTAGAATCATTCTCTGAGAATATACTTAAGAACTTACCATCCTGCCTAAACATGAAGGGGATATTTTTATAGTCAAAGAAGCTTGTAAAAGCTGCTAATCTCTCGGAGAATACTAAGCATTCATTCTTATCATGAACATATACATCATCATGAATACTATCCCTGCTAATCTTCCAATTAGACATACCCTCTTGTAGATTAAGCTCACCAGTAGAATATCCTAGGTTATTAAGAGCCCACTTGGCAAATCCAGCTGAACTAGTAATCTCCTTAATACCCTCTGCAGAGATTAGGTTAAGGTTCTTCTTAGCATGATCTATATAATATATGCCACTACGATTAGTAGCAATAGACCACTTATTCTGAGCTCCAGATGTTGTAGAAATATATCTAACACCATTAACCTTATTACTATTAGCTAGTTCTATAGGTAATCCATCGGAGACAGGAACTTGTACTCTTGTATTATAAAGTATATTAGAAATAGCTTTGTCTTGGAATGCATATAACTGGTTATTATGCATAACAAGTTTAGTAAGTTTACCATATTTTCCCTCTAAATTATAAGTAGAGGCAAAGGTCAAGTTAGTCCAATTATCTACAAGACTATTAGGATTCTTAGTAAGAGTCCAGGAAAATTGATTTGGAAATTTACCAGTAGATTCTAACGTCCTCTCATCATCTTTATTAAATGTAAAATAATTGTCTGATTGACTATATACTTCATTTAATAACCCGAAGTTTTCAAAGTTCATAGCCCGAGTATCTGTTAAGTAACGATTGACATCAGATCTACCATCGGTATTAGTATAAGATTCACATACGAAGGATATAATATCATTAAATCGTTGAGGATCTTCTAAAGGTGAGGCAACTCGTAAACAATCATATCTACCTACAAAAACATCTCCCTCAGTAGCCTCTACAATACATATATCATTATCATCAGGTTCCGGAAGAATTGCAGGCTTACCACAAGGTGTCCATACCTGCTGATACAGATTATTATCTGTCCAATCTGCATATATGAATGCATCAGACCTTACTAAATCTACTAGAGTAAAGTAGGGTAAATTTCTTTGAAAGATTAGGTTCTGAATAGCTACATTATCATAGACAGGATCTAAGATTTCTCCTACTAGAGGATCAATCATTTCTGTAGCATACTGACCATAACTTCCAATATAGAAGGGGTCAGAAGCAATTCTTTTCTCCGCATTAATATAAACACTCTTGTTTACAAGAACTACTAATTGATCTGGACTAGTAGCACACATCTTGTCAGTAGATCTAATATAATCACCCCCTACGTTGCTAATATTATAATCTAATACTTCTATAGTAGACCAGTCTCTCATGTTAAACCATGATTCCGCAAACTTTACAATAGCACTAGAATTACCTTTCTTAAGAGTAATAGTACCAGTTCCAGTCTTAGAAGTTTTTTTAGCTTTCCAGAATCCTAGTCTGTACTTAAACCACACAGTAATATCAGCAGTAAGAGGTCTGTTTACTTGTAGAGAAACTTTCCAGGGTTCATCCCATTCACCTCTTTTACGAGAATCTGTGACACTATAAGCTTCATTCTTATAAATATCAGGGCGATCTGAGTTCTTAGAAGGCCACCAATTAATATTTAATAAAGACAGCTCTCTAGTATGGTTACCAATGATCTTATTATTGTTATGAAACTTTGCATAAGCACTAAACTCTGGAAGAGTAGGCAATATTTTGGTCTTGGGATCTACAACCTTAGTAGAAGCAGCAACTCCATTGAAGCTTACAAACAATTCTTTCTTAGGAGGAAGTGAGAATGTAAGGTGAGTATTAGCACTATACTTTATAGGTATGTTAGAATTAATAGTTGTTTCTGTACCAAGTTGTAGGAGTAACTCATCCATACCAGGATTATAAGTAACTTCCTCACCAGAATAAGCTGTCTTATATAGAGATATAGACCTTATAGAATCTCCATTAATAAAGAGAGACGGTTTATTTATATCATAATATAATGATGATAAATCTTTAAAAATAGTAGTATCTAAGCAATACTTCTTGAAAGAAAAGATCTTGTCCTTAAATAATTTTGCAGGTGAAGAGTCAGGTTTTCCAGAAGCATTTAAAGATGCCCAAGAAATATTATCATTAAGAAAATTCCCAGGTGCCCAAACTCCTGGAGTTCCTATTATTAGTCTATGAACTCCAGAGCCTATATCTACAATTTCACTCTCATCATAATAAAGGTTACTAAGTCCCTTACCCTTTAAAGATTTTACAGTATGTACTGGAGAATAATTAGACACATCACTATATCCAATAAGGCCTATAACATTACTGTTATCTTTAATAATATAATTACTATTAGTAGTACTAGTTACTAAGGATAGTCCCCTAATTTGAAAGCCTTCAACAGTATTTTCAAAATAGTTTTTATCCACCTCCTGATACTCTACATCAGGACTCCAAAAATCTAGAATACTATCATCAAAAAGTATATTATTAAAGTTAGCTTCAGGAATAACCCTAGGTGTATAGATCTGCACATCAGGATAATAATTCATGTCATTATCATTGTCAGTCCCTCCGTTATCCTTAGTATCATTTAAGAAGTTCCCAATTCCTCCTTTATTTCCCCATACATATTCCTTAGTATTGTTATTACTTCTAGGCTGTTCATAGATAGTACCCATAAGGTGACCATAGTTAGGTCGAATATTCCACAGAAGAAAAGCATTCTCTAGCCACTCATTATTTTCAGCACCATCTTGTAGTGTAAAATTATGAATCATTGGGTAAAAATAAGGAGATGCTAACCAGTGTGCTATAGTATCACCACTACTAGTCTTTTCGGCTGTAATTCCACTACTATCTCCTATCCACCGCTGTCCAGATTTTTTACCCCAGTTCTTAAAAAACTTTGATTTCTCATTCCAAACTCTGTAAACTTCTCTTGGCCTTGATAAATAATCAGTATAGGACCAACAAGAGTTTGTGGCTCTTAAATTAGGAATAAAAACTGTATTGGTTAAAATTCCTTGGGCAGGATATTTACGATTAACTTTAGTAGGTTCTACATAAAGAAGCCGTACCCTACGATAACCTCTATTATAAAAATCTTTACATATAGTATTAGAAAGTTTAACTACTAGTTTATTTAAAAATAAATTAGTATAATTAGTCTGATACTCTTGATCTGTTAGATCAGTAAATGTGGAATTATCTACTAGCAAGCTAAGATCTTCTGTAGGATCAAAACCTTGTGAGTTACCGAAAAATACTCCGCGGGCAGAAGGTCTGCGAAGATCAGATCTCCACATAGATTGAGAAATTTTTCCACTTATTTTATCCCATTCCTTATAGTAATAATAAGACTGTGATAACTCCTGAACTTCCTTATCATTATATATATACTTAGCTAAGTTAGGAACCTGTGTATAAGGTTTAAAATTATTCTTATTATCCTCAGGTTTCCCTAACAGTGAAGGCATATATACAAAAGCATTCTTATTAGGACTATAGTTAATATTGGAAGTACTTCGCCACTCTGAAGGATTATCTATTGAAGGAAACCGATACTTCTGAACATCCGGTTTAATGGAGTTATAAATAGAGTTATCTTCGTTTCTTACAGGATCCAGTACAAATGACTTTGTACATACATTATCTAACTCATAGATTAAATTAGTATCCTCAGTGTCTTGGAGAACTAAATAACCATCCTCTAAGTTTTTAATAACTATAGGGTCTCCCCAACGACCATTCTCAAGTTGACCTTGTATAGCAAATCTATAAGGTTGTCCCCTCTTAAAATGCTTGCAATAAGATCCCTTACTTAGAGTATAAGGAGTATAGGTATAGGTACCTACCTCTGAGGCCTCCTCTATCTCTATAGGATCTCTATAATCCCAACGATAAGATCCTACAGAACCTTCTATAAGTAAAGATTCAGGGGGATTTTCATTATCTAGATAATATGTATATTTACTATCAGTATAATATTTTAATCCTGTGCTCTTAGATATCTCATAGGAAATAATTGTGACAGTAGAGGCAATAGTGCGACTTGCCGATTGTTTATTTCCCTCGGGAATAGAATAAGAATCAGTTGTGTTATCACTATAGTTAACCCTAATCGTGATATCAGAGGCAACATTATACTGAGCTATAAATCTACATGTAATCTTAGATAAAAATTTGCTCCTGCCTAACTCTAAAGAAATTTTATTAGTTCCAGAAAGAAACTCTTGATATAGATTGATTGAATCAAATCCATTACTATCTCTAGGAATAGTATACCCACCTACAAAAAGTGCAGAGTCTTTACTAGCCATAGTAGAAATAATAGCCTCTGGATTATTCTTATATAAGAGTTCTGTAGAATCAGTATTAGTACCTACAACTCCTGTATCTACAACATCTACATAGTATGAAGAATTCTTCCATAAATGCTCTAATATATCTTGTAGTGTAATAGTACCATTGTTTACAGATCTTATATTAATATGATACCAATTATCAATATTATCTGCCAAGATACTAAATGAAGAAGATAGTTTTGGATAACTATCTTCATAGGTGGCATTAGCATACTCTGGAATAGTTCTTACCTTGGTAAGTAGATCATTCTTTAACTCAGGGTAGGGAATATAAGTTCCTGTAGTAGGAAGAATATTATATTCTCCAATAATTTTTACAGTAGGAGTAGCATTTAAAGAAGTTCTGTGAATAGAATATACCCTAATATACTTATATCTCTGGTCTAATCCGAAGAGCTTTATTGAGAAACTATTGTAACAAGTCTCATCTTTCTTAGCTCCTCTAGTAGGATATGAGATATAATTTAAACCACTAGTGTTAGCAATATTAGTTTCAACACCCTGCCAATCTGTAATGTATGTAAAAGCATATTGTATTACTCCAGGAGCAAATTCTCCGCCTGTATCATTCTTAGAAACTTCAATAAAATTATAAGGCTCTATAGAAGGAGAAAAGTCGTAATAAGATGTATTCCCCCACTTCTTAGGCTCAGGATCTTTAATGAAATTAATAACTCTAGGTTGATTATACCCATCTGTCCAATAAACCTTTTGAGTACTTTCAGACTCATAGATAGGCATAGTATCTATTAGATGCTCAAGGCTAAAGTTAAGGTCACCTTCAAACATTAACATTACTTCGCTTAAATCCTTAACTCTATAAATTCTATCTACATTATTAGAATCATGAGTAAATAGAATAATATATTTATTAAGAGATGCATAACCTATACAGGTTCCCTTAAAGTTTCCATTAAAGGTTCCTTCAATATAAGGATGAGATTCTGGAATTACATCATTATTAGAAGAGTTTACTGTATCTTTGAGATAATAGAAATACTTCTCATCGCTCTTATACTGATCTCCAATGCTCAACTTAGTAATGGTAGCTCCTGGATTACCAGAAAATTCTATACCACTATTAGTCTGCCCTTCTTCAAACCATATTCCTGTAAAAACCTCTTGACCATCACTTCGAAGAAGTGTTACATTAATCCTAATTAACGATGCCGTAGGTTTAGAAGCTGATATGTGCAGCTCAGAAAAATTACTATTATTTTTAAAGTAGGATGCTGTAAGAATAACATCGTCTCTTCTATCAACCGCTTTACTACTAAACTTAGTAAACTTCTTATTACCTCGCTCATTAGTTACAGATAACAATGAGCTATCCTCACGAGCAGTGATTCTAATATTACGATTCTCATAGGAGAACTCAGGGTTAAACTTCGAGATGCTAAGATCTTGCTGCATGCCTCGCACTACAAGCTGTGTTCTTTTAATCTCCATAATTAATGACGTATTAATCTCTCTTTGGCCCCGTCATTCCTAAATCGGTTGTTAAACTCTGTATCTCGTACAATAAGAGTTCTAAAGGAGTTAAAGAGTGCTTCAGCTTTGGATAGATTAAGCTTACGAGAATCAGTCTCCCATTGACCAACTGCCCACCAGTAGTCTTGCTCAATCTTACTGAATTTATTACCATCCAACTTATCATTTAGATAAAGTATTCTAGCATGCTCCTTCTCAATAAACATACGAAGAGCTCGTTGGAATACAGGATTATCAGGAATCATTGGATACCCATCTTCATCTACAGGAATAGCTTTGTAAGACATCTCAATCTTACCCTTCTCCTTAGACAAATATATATAGCTATTATTAATAGTAAAGGTATAATCTACAGACCTGGGTAACTTATCATTAATGTAATAATTACCTGTAGTCTTAGTATCACTATAAAGATTATGAAATGTATCAGTAGCCCATCTGGCTACACGATTATCAATCATTAATTGATTACACTCTACATAGTCTTCAGGAAGAGGAGCTCTGTAATCTTTATACTCTATAGAGTAATACTTATCTATGAAATCCGCAGGAACACCTACTATCTGTAGGAAATCTACAGTGTAATCTAAGATAGCTTCAAATGCTATCCCATTCATTAAGGGATTTCGATGTAACTGGTCTGCAACGACCTTTAGGCTAACGTACCTTTCTGCTGCCATCTTTCCAATAATTATATTCAAATGCATCGAGCTGGCCATCCTTAGCTGCTTGATGAACTTTTATCCTCAAAGCCCTATTAGGTTGAAACATATAGTAAGACTTCTTCTTAAAGCATGCCTTGGACTTGTTATACTCAATCTTATAATTGTCGTGCTTCTCGACCTTAATTGTAATCTTATTCTTATAAGCCTCAGGATTCTCATACCAGAATTTTAAGGTTGCCCCCCAATCTACAGGAGCTTTGTAAATGAGCTCTCCCTTCTCATTAAGATATGGTTCAATGTGATACTTACGAATTTCTAAAAGGCCCATACGAGCCGGAAATTTCACTTCTTCTCCACGAACAAGGGCATCTGCCAACATATCATTTATAGTGCGTATAATCGCGTAAAACTGCCCTTCTTGAAGGACATATTTAGACTTCTTAGGTCTATGATTACGATACCACTTATAAGCACCTTTAATACTAAATGAATTGGTAATTTTAAACGTTCTTGAGCTACTTACTTTCTTAACCTGCTTTAGAAATTCACTGTACTCCATTATTCATCAACAGTTGTTTTAGATCGAACCTTAGGAGGTTGATAACTTCCCATAGGTATAGATAAGCCATCCGAAGAATCATTCTCACCATCTTTAGGTAAGTATAATACATTACCAAGTTCTTTGATAATAAGATCTATGATAGGCTGAACTAATGCTTGCTCTACAGGGAAATACATATCTAATTTACCATCAGTGGTATCCTGGAAATCAGTAGGATTCTCAAAGATTCCCTGTATCCTAAAGTATTTGCCGTTAAGGAAATTAGCAGTAGAGCTTATATACAACTTATGGTCATAACCAATGGTAGCATACGGCTGCGATGTTAACCATTTGTTATAACCAAGGTATTTGAATCTATCAGGATTTATAAAGTTAACATCAATGTTATTCTCTACAAATGATGTAGATTGTATATAAAGGTCTAGAGGGGCGCCATCAATAATACAATGCTCTTCAAGAGGAGCTGTATGGTAAGAGATAGAAGTCTCTAATAGGACACCATGTAGATTTAAAATAGGTGGAACTGGTTTCTTAAAGCTAAATGTTCTACGAACATCAGTATTGTTGGCAGGTAGGTCTAACTGACCCAGTTCCCAGATTTGGTAGTACTCAAGAGGAACATCCCTCTTGGTACCACCGTATCTCTGCTTAGCTAATATTGCACGATATTTATTAAGTAAAAAGATGATATGTTCTACTTCAATTCTAGAATCATCAGAATCTAATTTAAGCTCATCAAATATCATGTAAACACACTCTCTATAGGTATTCATTAAGCCATGTTATTATTAAGAATTACTTCCTTAACCTCAGGTTCAACAGCTGAAGTTCTCATGCGAGAGGTAGCACCACACTCACATCGGAAGACCTGGTATTTATTAACAGAAGTGTAATAAAATCCTTCAGGAGTCAAGTGCTTAGAACCACAATTCGGACAAATAGGTTCATCGCACTCATAGTATAGATTAAGATTTGGATGATTCCGTATCCAAGGTCGTAGTCTAAGGTATACAGCTTCAAGACATTCGACATCCCAATTATTATATTTAAACATATACTTTAATGCCTCAGGCTTACCATCTACACAATCTGCCCACAGCTGAAAGTCTGTGTCAAGCTTAGTATCTACACCAAGAATCTTAGCTAAGTAATCTAACTTATTCGATGTAAAGCCAAACTGCCTCTTAGCAACTTCTAAAGTATCAATATTCTGATAAGGCTTAACAGGAGGAAGCCTGTGAATCAACATACGTGCGTTAATCTTAAGCAAGTCAAACTTCTTACCATTATGAGTAATAACAATGTCTGCTCTGTTTAAGAGTTCCACAAGACTCATTACAATTCTACGATCATCCTGAGCTTTAGCTTCAGCACTCGTAAGACAATCTCCTAGGACTTCTCTGCCAAATAACCACTTAGCTGACCAACAGATAATATACCAATCTGCAAGAAGTTTATCCAAATTTACAGAGTCTTTCCATAGGCTAAATACATAACCTTTCATAGGTGCAGTCTCAATGTCTAAGATAAGAATATTAGGAGCCTTTCTAATAGATTGTACTAAGTTATTATTACGATAAAGTTTCTTAGCCTCAACAATATCTTCCTTAGATACATGTAATCGTCTCGATAGAGAACCTTTTCCCATGCGTACAAGATAAGGTTTAACCTTAAATACCTCTAAAATTTCGTTAACGTTCATATTAAATTAAGTTAAATTATTATTTCACCATATAGGTTTATAAACTAAAAGTCCTCAAATATACGAAAAATTTTTCATATATCCAAGGACTTTTGTAAAAAAATAATAATTTCTATTATTTTTAGTAATTATCTATCGGAACTAAGGTAGATGTAACGGTTCATAGTCTGAGCAAAATCATCTAAGATATTGACTATACCAGAATATCTTCCAGCAGTCATACCAGACTTTAAATACTCTGCCTTAGCGGCAAGAACCTTTAAGATCTCCTTAAGATCTGTAGTGTTTGGAATATTAGGATTGATAATGCCATAACCAAAACGACTGTCATTTAGACCCATAATATTCTCAGTAATATCATCAACATACTCTAATAGATCATCATTAATTTCATCTATGAGCAAATGTAATGATTTACTATAAGTATTCCAATGTATCTCCTTAAGTTTAAAGTATGAGCCATAAAGTTCGTTAACGAAGGTTATAACTCTCTCGAAATCCATTTCCATACTAGATATATAATTACTCTCTGCTTTTGTCAAGCATAACCATAAGTACTTCTTCGTCCATATCACGGGCTTCAAAGTAAGCTTCGATCAGCTTAATGACATCAAGAAGTTTGCACTCTACAGTGCCATGTAAGTTCTCACGAATGAGTTCATGAAGATCTCGCGAGCTGGAATGTATAATTTCCTTATATTCTTCCTCACTCAAGAAGTGATCCTCAAGACTTTTCTTCATAGCACTATGAGCAGCTTCAGATATCATCTCAAGTATTGACTCTGCAGATAGTTTAACGTGCAGGTGTTTCTTCATCATAACTACGAGATTTAAGTGATTTGTGCTTATTATCTCTACCGCTATGACTTCTTTTGAGACTCAGTATACTTCCCTTAACATCCTTCAAAGCTTCAGCTATCTCCTTCTGAGAAGAATCTATGTGGCCTAAACTCACACATATATCTTCTTGAAGAGTTACTATCTCTAGTAATAGAGATTTAATCTGCTTATTAGGAGTAAAGAATTCTTTGATCTTCTGAATAAAAGTTACACTAGACATTCTTACTCTTAATGTTTAAGAACTCTCTTTTAAACAAGTCAATGTCTTCTGGTCCAAAAGTAATACCCAGCAGGGTCGGCTTATTAGGCATCGAACGCATTGTATCTTTAAGAGCATTAGACAACGACTCAATGTCGATATTGTCATTACCATCTGTTAAGGCATCCAAGATAAACTTATACTTAGGCTTACTAAGTAAGTTATTAGCACCATACATAGCAACAGGTGCTAAGTAAGGAAAGCCTAAATTTGTGGCTATAGTCCTAATCGACGAATTTAATGCGGCTTTTAATATCTCTAAGTCAGTCATGGTTTACTTAATTTTATCGAGTAATTCAGGATGTTTATCCAGCAAGTCTGCTACCTTCTGGAGCTTCTCTTGCTTAGCAGCAATCTCTTGCTGAGCCTTAGACTTAACATCTTTAATAACTTCTAGTAACCGCTCTCCGGCTACTTTTCCTTGAGGCGTAGCAACATATTCGCTGCTAAATTTACTACCTAGGAAACTCATAAACCCTGACTCAAAGCTACTTTTAGCCTCAGAATATTCAGGAGATTTCTCGATTAATTTCTTCTCATCCTCCGTTAAGTTAGATGAGAATGTATTAATTTCCTCTAGTAACGAGTACTGAGGAGTACTACTTCCCATAGATTTAAGCGCCTCTATCTGTCCCTCTAACATTCGTAATTGATTCTCCTTAGTCAACGGTGCTTGAAAGCTCTGATAAGGAGACCCGGCTGGATATCCGTACATAGTTGTAAAGATTATTAATTACTATGCACTAGGAGCTGTAGTGCCTTTCATAGATATAGCATATACAAAGTAACCTCTGTTCGATGCTAGCATCGCTGCAGTAGGAGTGGAATTAATTACATTCTCCGTAACCTTGCATACACAAGGTGGGATTATCATTCCTATAATCTTTTCCGAGGTAATATCCTCAACAGTGGGAACTGTTGAGCTCTGTACCACGACAGCATTACTTGAATGAACTGTAAAAGTTCTACTCATGTTAGTTACATCTGTATAGCTTACCTGTAGAGCTAGGTCTACTTTCGTTAAATAGTAAGTGGTTGAATCCAACGTGAACTCACTAGTATAACGAATAGTAGGAATTAACGTAGACGTAGGTGCTACGTCAGTCCTAGCTGGAGTGGGCAAACATACGTTGAATTCAACAACTTGATTCAATGTAGTTCCCTCACCGAAGTTAGTTATTACCGTTCGTTCCATCATGATCGCAAATTATTTGGATTCAATTACTGAACTACAGTGCTAGCTCCATAGTTAAAGCCACAGGGACCACCAACAGGAACAGCTACCTGCGGATAAGGCGGATAGCAAATCTCCTTGTAGGGAAGCCGGATTTCGCCCTCAACCTTATTCCAGGTGCGCTCATCCGTGTATCTCTCAGACTTAAGCTTAGTAATCTCAGCAACCAGAGGTTGAGTAGCTTCAAGCATTGCAACCTTCTTGTCAAGATTAATAATACCCTGAGCCAGCTGATTCGAGTATTCCCCGAGGCGCTGGTCAGCTCTATTAGACTGAGCGATAATTTCTTTGTATAACTCTATGCCAACATTGTCAGCATATTTTTCAGCTGCTAGATTAGCAGCAGCGGCTTGGTATGCAGATACCAGTTCAGCCTGACCATTGCAACAGTTTCCTCTACCGAAGAGGCCACCGAACAAACCATTACCACAGCCGCCGTTACCAAGTAACCAGCCTGCGGTACCAATAATGCCAAGGGTTAAACCAGCATTACCAACGCCTTTAGAAGCAAATTCTGCCATAATTAGTGAAAGTTTTAAAAGTTAATTGAACTAAATATAAATATATTTCGCGCAAAATATATATGTAATAGGACTACTGCCCGTAAGCAGTAGCCCAATATTACTCTAATCAACTTTCACTAACTCTTATAAATACTACTTAATTATAGTAATTGCCTTAAACTATAAATTAAGCTTCAAGGATACTTTTAATAGTAGTATCCAACTTGGATGCAACAGTTCCAAGTTCCAGAGACCCCCCAGTTCCAGCTTGCTCAGATTCACAAAGAATCATAAGCTGTTTCTCCGAAGCCTGAGGCGAAGTAGCCTCCCCTCTGTAGAAGAATGCGAGATCTATAGTATCATAACCCTTAGTTGGATCTACCATATACTTGGTAGTAATATTCAACGGGTAGTTATTCATACGATAGAAATCACCAATTTCACCGTGATAGAAGTACTCTAGGTCAGCGGCAACTTTACCATTACCATGGCCAAGCGAACCACCTACAGTCTTTGTAAAGAACCCCTTATCTACATCCGAAGTGTCAATCCAATCAAACGACTCAAAGTTCGTATTACCAGTCGACGAAATCGAGAGAACAGGGTTGGGATAGATGTCGAAGTTATAAGGACGAAGCTGTACTTTACCAACAATCCAAGGTTTCAGGTTATCAGCAACTTCCTTGATAACAATAGTATCTGCAGTACCACCAGTTTCACCTACGGCCTCAAGAACAGGCCAGTCCAACTTATTGTATTTCTTACCAGATACACCATACATCTTATTAATCTGCTCTGCAAGACCATCAGTAAGTTCCTTCGAAAGAGCAGTTGCATCAGTAGCCGAACTCGTAGTAAATGAAACAACTCCTACCATCTGATCTTCCTGCGAACCCGACATAACCTCACGGATCATAACACGAAGGCTATACTCAGTATTAGGAGCAAGCTCCTCCTTGTCAACCTTGATCGTTACAGTACGTTGCGAGCCTACTTTATAGGGCCTAGCTGCATACTGACGAATCTTGGCCTTCTCGATAATATCAGAGCGCATCTTAAGACCATCAGCATTCTTATACGTGATGTAAAATTTCTCAGCACCAGCAGTAGCAGTAGTACCTGTAGCTACATCAATGACATCTACATCACTTGCAGCTTTAGCAGTGATAACCTGCCGTACAGCATTTTCACTAAAATTTGCCATATTATAACATTAATTAAAATTATTCAACTCTGCGATTCAGAGCAATTTGTGTATTCAAACTATTCTCCTTATAGTCGCGTGTAGCTAATTCTACAGCACGATTTATAATCAACTCCCATAGGGTGGGAGAGATCTTATCTCCTAATTGAGCTGCTGTATCCTTATCAACATTTGCCTTACGCTCTCCCATAATAGAGAGGTCTCCAATACTAATCCATTCTGATGAATCTAAGTCTACTAGTATAATAGGCTCAGGTTCTTTCATGTAAGTATAAATGTATTGAAACTCTTTGGATACAAGATCTTCATTAGATATTAATGTGACTTGACGTACCGTTGTATCTTCATTGGTAGTCTCATCAACACGCCATACTCTTAGGTCTGAAGGTCTCCTAAAAGGATTCCTCATAAGCCTATAGGCTTCATCAATATCAACAGGTTTAACTACTATATTACGAGTTTTTAAAGTAGGATCATTAGGACCTTTAATACGCTCAGCTAATAGCTGAAGTACGTTAGCATCTAAGTCTATAACATAGGAATTAAGCCCCTCAATCTGATTGGGAATAAGCTGTGAAATAACAGCTGTTCCTGTAAGAATATAACGTGGAAGGAGCGATTTAACAGCTTCAGTACTGTCGATGGTATCACCACCCATAGTACCGTTATAATAGCTTGAAACAACCTCTCTATGCGCTTGAGTTAAGAATAATGATATTTCATACTCATTAAGACCTGGTGCAGCTGCACTTAAGATATTATCATAATGTAGATTAAATTTCTGAATCAGTTCCGCTGCAGTCATAATGTAAATTATTTCTTAGAAGCCTTGATCTTAGCCTCAAGCATTAACTTATATTCTTGATTCTTGACAGCATTGATATACCTAGCAGCATTTGCAATAGTAGGATCATCCATACCTTCACAAAGTGGAGTATTATCCGATTTGTAGTAAAGATCACCACGCTTTTTAATAAGACCTGCGAAGATTGCATCCTTAATCATTACCTTGGTATCAAGATAAGGATCCTGGAGAATCTGAATGAAGAGCTTAGGATTGCTCTGCATATTCTTAAATGCCTGAGCCTGTAGCCACTCAAGAGTACTCGTCTCTGAAACAGGTTTACCTTCAAGAGTCTCAACTGCGAAACGCAGTACAGGTTTATTCTCAAGGAATTTACCAAGCTCGAAGGATGCCTGCATAGCTACATTCATCTCCTTATTAAGAGTCTTAACTTCCTCACCCTCACGGATAAGTACATATCTATAAGTCTCCTTAGGAGTGGTTTTAAGAGCGTCTAAACTTGGAGCAATAGTGTCCGAATTAGCTAGCAGAATCTTATATTTAATATAACCATCAGGGGTAGAAAGATCCAGAATTGTATCCATCTTCCCAAGTCTTACAATAGCATTGTCAGACTCCCAATAGTTATCTTCCTTACGATAGATAGATAGTGCATTATCTTCAAGACCCATAGCCATTTCTAAGAACTTTTTCTCAGCTTTAGTGAGAGCATTCTTATATGAACCCGACATCAGAAGCGGTAGCGTATAGATTTTAACTGCGGTTTCAGCCATACCTCCATAGAGAGCGTGAGTAGGCTTGTCAATATTACCAGTAGATTTAAGAATACACCGTACAATAACTTTCTCATTCTTGAGACAGTTTACTAACGGCTCTTCCTCTACAATGGTAGCTACACCTTTCTTATCTACCTTAGGACCCTTTACAGGTTTAGGTACTTCAACTTTTACCTCATCAACTGAGGTGTCAACATCAATATCACCAATATTGCTAAAATTCTTATCCATAACTTCTCCCTTAATTTAAATGAAGGTAAGTGGGATTTGACCCCCACCTACCTAATAATTTATTACTCCGTAAGAATATTCGGAATCAGGCTCATGGTACGAGTCGGATCCAGGATGAAGACACCCAGAGTAGCCATCTTGTGGATCTGAGCCGAGTCTTCGGGATACGACATGTACGGGTTGTTCATGCCACCCGTGAACGGGTTTCTCACATTTAAACGTTACTGATATACCGTTACCGTATATCATCTACAACTTTCGTTGTAGTTCAGACTATATCTTCACTGACAAATGTCAGGCAAGGCATTTCGGAGCTACTTAGCCCCTACTCCCAAACGGGATAGTCGTTGAACCTTTAATTATAAATATCATTATAATTACTTGGCTGCTGGTTATCCAATCTTTTCTATTTTCAAACTTTCACGCTTAGTATTGCTACTTACGTTGTAGTTAGGAAAGCTCTAAGGAACTTCCAGCAATTAACCTTGTTTTAAAGCCTCTCTTCTGTTCCTGGGTCAGGCTTGTGGGAACTGAGAAATGTGTAAAGGCTTACGCCGTTAATCCCCACATATAACCCCGATACTCTTCCTTACCGCGAACCTTGGCAAGCTGAATATTAGGCTCCTCCGTAGTACCAATGCTCAGAATATCATAACGATACGATTCTGCAACACCACCATTCGGGTGCATAATCTTGTTACGTACCTGATCGTCGTACAGAGGATTAACCTCAATCTTAATGGTTACACCATTAGGAGCTTTATACTCTACGAACTGGAATCCAGCGCTAAGTGCATTATCATGCAGCTTGCTCGAAGTCTTCGAGATAATAGCAGGATTAGCTGCATTACCGCCAAGATACTGGAATACAGTCCAACCAGATACTACATCAAGAACAGCCTTGTGGAACTGTACAGCACCGCGAGATCCAGTCTCAATGATGAATGTACGATCCGAGTAGTCAAGCTTCGACTCAGACAGCTCAAACAGTGCATCCTCCAGAGTCTTCAAACTAAACTTCGTATAGTACCGAGTATTACCTACCGACATCTGAGCGCGGATACCATCGCCCATCTTGATGACATTGCCCGACTTACCAAAGTTCAGATACTCACCATTTTTATTACGGTTCGAGCGACCAAACATGATAATGTTTGACTTATATTCCGAGAAGGTTTCCTCTAGCTTATAGTCTACGTGATGGATCCACGAATTCGCTACCTGCTTATTACCAGCTTTGTCAACGAAGGGAATACCTATAGCAAGCTTCTTGTCCAGGATATTTCCAGGAACCTTAGTCTGGATACGAATGTGCGACCACTCGTTACGCATTGCAGTCGAGCTCGTATAGCGAACGTCACCAACTTCTAGCGACATCGTATCCTCAACAGGAGCATACTCCCAGCTGAAGCGCTTACCAGCCGAAAGCTGTTCAGCAGGCATACCACCAAGTACACCACCCATAAGCTCTACGGTATAAACTGCATTCGAACCTTCAAGTCTCGGCTGACCAAGAATACGCAGGGGATAAACCTCATTAAGTTCTCCTACAATGACCTCACCATCCAATTTGTTATCCTAGAGGCTCTTTATCCTCTAGCTCTATAGATTTACTATCTCTATAGTTCGGAGTACATTTTAATCCTATTAACATCTAGGATCTGGACACTCTTGGAAGAATTATATTCTACGCTTTCCACTTATTAGTTGAGATAAATAACTTTTTGAAATATTCCATTCATTCATAATCTGCTTTCTAGAAACCCCATTATTATACGCATCTAAAATACTTAATCTATCTGCTTCAGAAAACTTATAAGTTCTAGTCGTCCTAAATGGAATGTTATTTATCTCAATAATATGTTTAATAGCTGTCTCTTATACACATCTCCGAGCCCACGAGACGGACTCCTATCTCG